AAACCACAGTAACAATACTGCGCATTGTCCCTCTAAAGTACTGTATATAAACCCATTAGGGTTTTGGAAGGGTCTTATAGATCAATGACTTACAAGACTTGGCACGATTCTATTATGCTATATAGGTAAGAGGGTAAGATATATCAGGCAGCACAACACCTCTACTGCCACCTACAAACTGAAAGGCTAAACCATGACCACCATTACAGGTACACAAATAGACGACTTCCAATTGCTCACCCTGCGCCAAATGCTAAAGCTTGAAATTAGGGGAATGACGCGAAGCCGTTCGCCTTCGGCCTATTCCATCTTAAAAAAGATGGGCTATACAGGCACCCGCGAATCTGTGCTGGCCCAATTGGACGACAGGCGCAGGGAAATTTTAGGCCTAGCGTAATCGACTGTTAACCCTCACCCCGAGGGTTAACGGGCAATTATGCCGAACAGAAAGGAAACCATGTACACCGCCCAAGTGAACGCCCATGGGAATATCATTGTCTGCAAGGGCGCAGACGTCCGAAACAGTTACCGCATTGTGTTTACAGGCACCTATGCCGACTGCCTACGCTTTAAAACCCTCGGAGAATAACGCCATGATCTTAATTTCAATCACCTATAGCACCGACGACCACGAGAGTGCAGAACATGGGGAAAGCATCGACCACGGGTTTAAGTCAGAAGATGAACCCCTTACTTTCGGGGAACTGTGCCGCCTGATCCAACGCGGAGGGTTTAATTACCCATCATGCAGCCCCGCCAAAGGCAGCACCCGCGAATGGTTACAGGCAGAGCCGGAACAGGATTACACCACGGGCGAATATACGACCTATGCCCTGCACTATTCGCACAACAACCCGCCGAAAAATGCGAAGTACTGGCGCGCAGCCTTCAAAGCTTGCGGTATAGCGTGACGGACTGTTAGCCCTGCGCGCAGGGTTAACGGGCAATCACGCCAACAGGAGAAATAAACCATGGATCAAAATATTTTAGTTAACGCTCTGCGCTGCGCAGGACTCAGCACCTACGACGACAGGGGAAGCAGCCCCACCGCCCGCGCACAGGATGCCCTATCAGGCCGGACGCACTATTGTGAGCCCGCAACCATGCGATGGCACTTTGCCCGCATTACAAGTGCCCGCCGGATTAGCATGGGCGCATTTTTTATGCTGGTCGAATCCTGTGGGGCCGATTATGAAAACACCCGCAGGGTTTTCCGCGCCGTATGCTTTGACATTTTCGGCAAGGTTGTTTATCGCCCTGACCTAGACAATAGCAGCACCAGCACCGAGGCCGCGACCAAAGCATTCTATAAGTTTTGGAATGACTTCGACCAAGCCGCCTATTATCAGGAAGAACTAAAAAGCCGCACCCGCCACGCCAGCGAAGCAGAAATTATTTTTAATGTGGCGCGGGTTTGTCCGCATCAAATGCCCCAAACAGAAAAGGCCGCAGCATGAAAAAAGAACAACCCACGCCCCGCGCATATCTTAGCCACTCACGCGGACAATGGCGCGTGATATTAGACGGAATGCCCCTATGCGCAGATACCACAAAGGCAAACGCCGAAGCTTGCGCGCGCACTTTCCGAGTCACCCTGAGCCCCAATTATTGGCACGGGGAAGCAGGGGAATTTATGCCGCTTGATCCCCAGCAGGAACAGGAAGCCGCAGCCTTTACCCTCGCGCATACACCAAACCAACCTAAAACCACGGGCGCGCAGCCGCCCCTTTTCTGAAAGGCCGAACCATGTATTTTGACCGATTCGACATTTGCGAAGCTTACTATTTAGCACTTTCCCATTGTCACGGCGGGCAATGGTCGAATGAATACGCGCGCCTGTGCCGCATGACCCGCTATTTCAAACCCTCGCCCATGCTATCGCTGGATTCCCTTTCAGAAAATGCAAGGGAAATCTACGATGCCGCCTGTGCGCGCTTTTTATCCAAATAAAGGCCGAACCATGCAAGACGAAGACGTAAACGGGCAAATTATCGGTGGCGATTATGGGGAATGTTGGCTTACTTATGAAGGCCGCAAGCAGGGGCCAACTTTTTACGCCCGCAGCGCCGTCACCGCGCAGGAATTACTAGCCGCCGAACACCGCCGAATCAAGGCCGAATGCGGCGAAGCTTACCACGACATATATCCCGCCCTGAAGTGGGCGCATAATTTTAGGGGCATCGAATGAAACACACCGAAAGCGCATACATAAACGCAGGGGCCCGCTTCGAACGGGTACAAAGCACCGCCGGAAATCTAGCCGCAGCCGCCGCCCTGCGATCCATGCTGGACACAGAAACGCCGGAAGATCAAACCGAAGCCCGCCGCCTGATCGAACAGGGGCGCGCTGAGATTCGACTATCGGCAGGGCGCAAACGATAGAAAAATACAATATGCAGGGGCGCATTTCGCGCCCGATGCTGACTGGTAGAATTACTTACAACCTAACACATACAAAGGAACACAATGGACAAGCAACAAAAACAATCCGATGCATTGGATCGGGCGCGCAGTAGTCAATCATTGGCTAACTATGGACAGATTATGCAGGGGTTAATAGAAAAAGGAATCAATCCTGACGATATCGCTTTCCGCGAAAACGTCCTGACTTTTGACGCATGGCGCGCACTAGGCCGGACTGTACGCAGGGGTGAAAAAGGGGTTAGATGCCTGACTTGGATACCAATAGAAGACGATACAGGGGCAAAGAAAGCCCGCCCCCGTACCGCCTACGTTTTCCACATTTCACAAACGGAGCAATTGCAATGACCGCCTACGAAGCAAACGGATTTAAGAATCGCCGCGAATACTTGGACGATCTAGCCCAAGAGTACGACCGCACCACAGTTTATGCATTGGCTGCAATGCTTGGCCCGTCAGAGGATTTTGATGGCCTAGTTACCGCGCTGGAGGATTACGCTGATGGATACTAAATTCTGCATCAACTGCAAGCATTACACATTGGAAGACGCATCTGCTGCCCACCTAGGCCGATGCCTTAAATCTGCCGAAATATGCCTAGTGACAGGCAAGCAAAAAGCATATTCCGACCTAGGATTTTGCTCGACCATGAGGATCAAGCCGGACTGCGGGCCGGACGCTAAATTGTTTGAAGCAAAGTGAAAACTCTGTTAGCCCTGCGAGTCAGGGTTAACGGGGCATTTCCCCAAACAGAAAGGATTTTTATGCAAACCTACCGCTACATTCAAGACCCATCCCATGGCTGGATAGAAGTGCCATTGGAGGAATTGGAAAAACACCATCTTAGCTACAAGATCAGCCGCTATTCCTACATGAACCCCAAGACAGGGAAAGCTTACCTAGAGGAAGACTGCGATGCCGCCATTTTCATTAAGAAACTGAAGGATACCGATACGCCATACGACATTAAAGAAGTGTATCAAGAGAACACTTTTGTCCGCAATTTGCCCAGCTTTGAGCATGGGTTTGGAGCATAAAAATGGGTTACTTTTCTAAGACTTGCGCCAAGACGCATATGCCGATTGTTGTCGAAGCATTGGATTTGCCACGATTAAACATAGTCGTGGCCCTGCTACCTAGTGGCAGGAAAATTGAGGGCTCATACGATGGGTATGGGCGCGTCAATGGCATTGACCTAATGGACGCATGGCCTAAAGTAAAGATGGTTTTAAAAGACCATTACGCAGACGAGTCCTACGACCAACTAGGAAACTCAGGCGATGAACTAGCCCAAGGGTACTTTATGGATAGGAAATTCTTACACCATTGCCTACTGAAAGGCCCGTTTAAAAACCGCGCAGAGTACATCCGCGCATTCAAAAAATACGCTAACTGGTAAGGGGATAACCATGGAAACCGAACAAATTAATCAAGAGTTGCTGGACGCTTGCATTGAAGCATTGGCACTATTTGACGATTACCCGCAATGCTATACATCTATCGGCACTTACCAAGTGTTGAACATTGCCATCAATAACGCACTTAAAGCACTAGAAGGAGCAGCAGCATGATACTGATACAAGCAAGTGAAAAAGCATTGTCATTTAATGGTGACTCAAAAACAGCCATGAATTTAATTAATTCTTTGCTAACGGCCTATGAGAGCGCGGGAATGGATATGCCCAAGATGCTAAGTGACTTTTTATTTAACATTGAAGTGGCATTACAAAATGCAGGGGTGCTGGACGAATGGTTTGAGGAGATAAAAGCATGAACATAGAACAGTTACAAATTGCATTGTTTGATCTTTACGACATACGCAATGCGCTATCAATCAAAGACAAAGCAATGGAAAAAAGCGATGGAAGCGATGAAACCATAGGCGATGCATTGGATAGCGCCATTGAATTTTTGGAGCAATTAGAAGGAGAAGCAGCATGAAACATGAAGAATTGAATGGTACTGATTGGGCTTTGATATATGGGCAAGGCTACAAAGACGCACAACGTGGATGCGATAAACGCGACCACACTAAAACGCTTGGCTCGGAAGTGCAAGAAGAATACTTGCGTGGATACCAGCAGGGAGAATTTGATACAAGCAGAGTGGAGGCATGAAATGAAAATTGAACTTAAAAACGTAAAGCATAGCGAATTCGCTAGTCACGAAACCAACTGTTTCGAGGCCACGATCTACGTTGACGGGAAGAAAGCCGGACACGCAGAGAACTCAGGCCAAGGAGGGACGACCAATATCTCACCCAATACATTGGTTTTGATGCTGGACGAGTACGCGAAAACGTTACCGCCCTTGATACATAAATCCCATGCCAACGATACGATTGAGATTACAAAGATAGAACAAGACGCAGAACTATTGATAGACGAACTGCTAACCACTTGGCTATACGCCCGCGATCTAAAGCGAATGATGGCTAAGAGGATTGTTTTTACCCGTGAAGGTCAGATACTAGAAACTGTCAAGCTTACGCCCGTAGCAATGCAGAATTACCTATCCAGTCCGACATTCAAAGAGCGCATGAAGGCAGACGAGATACTTAACGCTATGCCGCTTGAAAAAGCATTAGAAATTTATAGGAGTGCAGCGTGAAACACTATTACATACAAGTACCAAATTGGATATACGCAATGGATGCCTATGGCCTAAACCGCCGTGATGCCATAGCCCGATTCCGAAAAAATCAAGGTTTTGGACGTATGCCTAAGGGATTTGCTATTTGGGAGGCATCATGACCGAAGACCATCAGCGAGTGCTACTGCTTTTGAGTGATATGCTGGAGGGACTCTACCGAGCCCTGCCAGTTATCGAAGATGCAGAAGATGACCCACACTATAGACAGGGGTACATTAAAGCTTTACGAATGGAAATTGTAGACTTAATAGAAAGGGCCGAACGTGAATGACACTACCCGCACCTATCCGGAGGCTAACCCATGATGAATCCAGAAATATGGCGACTGGTTAAGCACGACACTTGGAAGACCAACCCAATTAGCATCATTACTAGACGACCGGGAGTAAATAGCACTACTATTGCCAACTTTCCAGCTCGCGCCACCATAACTCGGGAAGACTCGATGGCCTACGCTCGGATGATGGTTTGCGCCCCCGAGATGATAGAACTACTGCGCCGGTTTGTTGGATGGTATAGCAACCGCTACGAAGGGACAAACATGGTTATGCCCATAAAAAACCAACCGCCTGAGATACAGGACGCTATGCGCCTAATCGAAAAAGCCACCATCGAAACAGGATTGATAGAAGGACTAATGAGGACACCAAAATGAATACCCATGTAAACCCCACTACCCGCACCTATCCCCGTACCATGCGCGAAGCATTCCCGCATGACCATTTCCTGCTAGATGTACCGCCGGACAAAGCCAATGCATTGGATTTAGCTGCAATGTTCTTTGCCGGTTTGGTACTTGGCCTCATGCTAGGACAATTCTTTGCTTAATCAACCTGTCCGGCTAACCACCGGACTAAATGCTTTCAATAGGCTTTGGGAAAACCTAAACAATCCCATCTCTTTGTGATCGTCATTGGCATCATGGCCTACTTTCTTACTCATCCAGTAAGGCCACCCAATGTTCTGAGCAGTCCGCTCCCCTGTCCCACTTGCGTCGTTATCTGCAACGACCACGCCCACATCTAAATCCCTAGCTATCTTTGCCATGTTGCCAGCACTAAAGCATACATGGATTGTGTACCGCTTGCGCAAGCTTTTCATTGCCGCCTGTACAGACAGAGCCGTGGCAAACCCCTCACACAATACATTGGTTCCCTTGTTATCAATTACAAAGGTTGAGTGCGAAGTCTTTTGCCCGCTTAAGAATTTCTTTTTCCCGTCTTCGTCTATCAACTGACAACCAAATACTTTTCCATCAATACGCATTGGAACTACAAGTATCGGGTTTCCATTCTTGCGCCATACATTGCCCTGCTCCTCAGGGAATCCCTTGGATGCAAGATACTTGTGCCGTTCGGTATGGCACTGGTGAAGTATCCACGCCGCCCTCGAAGCCGCTTCCCTTTGCTTCTGTTCGATATGGGTTTCACTAGCCCTAAGCACTTGCAAAAACTTAGCGCGATCTATCTTATCCGCACCCTCAGACTTCCATATGGATACTTCTGAATCAGTAGCATGGTTCTGGACAAAGGCAATGTCGCCCATATATTTAACCGCCCCGTTCTTTTTAGTCGGGTGATCCTCTGTTGGATAGCGCCGCCATACGCCAACGGGAGGCAGGGAACCTACAAGAATTCCATGTGCCTTGCAATACGTAATTAAATCCATTACATCCTCTTATATGGTGTAGCTTTTTTGCCCTTTAGATAGGCAATCAAACGTGACTTTACAAACTTCTCAAACCCTGCATCTGGCATTACCGCTACATCTTTAAGACTGCGAGGCCATACGCCAAACTTATCCTTATAGGTATGCGCCGCCCTGCCCGATGACCACCCGCCATAGGACACTTTATGCTGACACATCGACCAAAACTTTTGCTTATCGTCCATGCTCATGGAGCCCGCTAATTCATGCATCTCCCCAGCAACGGCAATTACTTTGTTTAGTTTCTCCTTAACAAATCCGCAGTTGTAGCAAACATCGCTATTAAAACTCCATAGTGCTTGGCACTTAGGACACTTCATTTGCTCCTTTTCTTTTTCTGTTTTTTCTTTGCGCGACTTCTCTTTTCCATCGTCCAATTCTTCTACGCCGCTTTCAAAGACTTCTTCCCATACTTCTTTGAACCGCAGGTAGTTTCCCGAATGGCAATTGTGTACTAATAATCCCTCACAAGTGAAGCAATTGTTTGATCCGGCATCGAGTATGTCCCAAACTTCCCTTTCGGTTTTATGGATGGTTGCTTGTATCTTTCTATTATTTGTTCTGTTGTCATTCCAGCCCAAAAGAAACGTTTCAATGTACTGTCTGAATACAAAATTTCTGGATGGTCTATTCTGAATTTGTGCATTCGTGCTGTTGATTGATTGCCACGTTTGTTTTGTTGATTCAACTCCACCGATAGCCATCGCAAATTGCCCGCCTCGTAATGACCATTTGGATTTATCCTGTCTAATTGCATTCGTGACCGCTCCGCTATTGAAGAAAATTTTGGCAACCCAAGATTTTGCATAATCCAAAGCGCTCCTTCTTTTACTCCAGAGAATCTGAACTCGATTCCACGACCTCCATAAGCCGGATACTGCGCATTTAACGGAGAACAGCAACGCGCCCTCATGCCTTGCACCCGGTTGTATAACCACATCGGGTAACTTATATCCGGTTGATTGCACGCCCTGCATCCCTTTGTCCTCCCACCCTCTAGGTTTGACAAAGAAATTAAATTTCGGTATCCACATTGAATACATTCGCACAAAACGTGCATAAATCTCCTGTGTTTTGCGCCCAACCAAAAAACTTGTGGATCGTAAATCTTCACTGATCCGTATTGGAGTCCCACCAAATCCGGTCTGTGTGATTCTGATTTGTTGGACGGCACAATCCCCAAAGGTGCGCCAACCTTTAGTGGTGTGAACAAGATGTCCGGCTGTTGCTGTGAGCCCTTGGTATGTAATAACTTCTTGGATTCCATTGCAAATTGCTCCTTTATGAGTTACAAAGTTAGTTCCGTCCCATATTTTATGGTTCAAAGTTACTTTGTCAATTGGCACAAGTCCAGCATCCGTTAAAACCCTGCTACCTTTTGCTAAACACAGCCATAGGGCAAAGTCTTTCTCAGGATAGCCGCGCATCACCCGACCCATTTGCTGTACATGACTAGACAGGGATTTACTGAACGGCCTAGCCGATACGCCAATCATTACGTCAGGTACATCAAAACCCTTGGTAAGAATGTCAGTAGCAATTAGCCCGTGGATTTCTGTATCCGGCCTAGAAAAATCTTCAATGGCATCTTTCTTAAACTGGTCATCGTCTTTGTAGCTAATGCTGACAAAGTTGTAGCCCTGATCTGCAAACTTGCGGGCTAAGTCTGTCCCATGATCCACCCCTGCGCAGAACACAATAGTCTTGCGAGGCCGACCAAATATCTCATGGGTTTTCTTTATCCACTCAGCAACAATGTCGCCCGTGATCTTCATGCCGCGTGACGTAGCTTCCTGCTGGCTCCACTCGCCCGCCACTTTCTTTGCGCCCTCCATATCAATTTCTTTGGCTATGAATACACGCAGGGGAACAAGTATTTTGTCTGATACCAACTCTTTAGTGGTAACAGTAGACACTACGTTCTCATAGGATTTACCCATGCCCTTGGTAAATGGCGTAGCAGTAAGGCCAATCACCCTGATATTTGGATTGTTCTTGATGAACTCCATCGTTTTGCTGCGCGTGGTATGCGCTTCGTCCACAATCAGAAGGTTTAGGTCAGGGAATGAGCCGCGTTTCTCTAGCGTTTGGGCAGAACAAATCTGTATCTTTTCATAGGGCCGATAGCGCCAGTGGCCCGCCTGTAGAACGCCGTGGTCTATGCCGTATTTCTCTAGCCGCTGACTGGTCTGGTCGCACAGAATGATTCTGTCCAAAACCATAGCCGCCTTGTTTCCCTTTTCTTTTGTGGCCTCCAGCAAAGCAATCGCCATCTCTGTCTTACCCGCACCCGTGGGAGCATAAAGAATCTGACTACGCGCCCCACTTGCAAAGCCTTGGCGTAAAGCTTCCAATGTATCTAGCTGATACTGTCTTAAATTTAAACCCATGTTCTTCCTCTGTCAGCATACAGGCCCGCTGACTTGGGCGCTTATCAAAATTAAAAACATTCCGAGTGGTAACGTTACCACCCTAGTCGCCGCAGAAACAAGAGATTCCCTCTTCATTGGGGTCAAAAATATCACGCTGCGCCGCCGTATATTTGGCTAACTCTGCATAGCTAGGCCGATCTTTTCTAAACTTAGAGCTGTCTTTCTGCGCCCCTTCTTTGCCTTCCGCATTCTTTTCCATTTGCGCCCACCATACGGCACGCTCTGGATTTTCTGCTATCAAAGACGCTATCTGCTGCAATGGTTTTAAAAAACATAAGTCGCAATTGCCGTGCATGGTTACGCCGTTCATATTGGGCAACCCCAAGTCAAACGATTGCTTGCGCCAAAAGTCACCGACCTCTTCTTTGGTAACGCCAGCATCTGCCAGCGGGACTAATCTGCATACGCCGGATCTACCATCGTCAGGGTTAGCCCTAATTTTTGCAGCACGCCTTTGCTCATCGGCCCTGATGCCAATGAAATTATCGTACTCCACCCAACCCAAGCTTCTGCAATAGCGATAGAAGGGATCAATCTTTAGCCGGACTGTGCAAATTCTCATTACTGGATTAGGTAAGAATGGTTTGCCAACCGCCTCAATCATTTCCTCAAATGGTTCGCCGTTCCTAGCAGCAGTTTCAAACGTCACTACTTTGTACCGCTGGTGCAAATCCTCATGGGTTGCGTACTCCAACCAGACCACGGGAACATTCCAATTAACGGAGCAGTCATGTACAAACTGCAACGTTTCCGGCATTTCTTTGCCAGTGTTTGCAAATAGAACGACTGTTTCATTTGGCAGCTTGCCACCATGCGCTTGCAATACTTTCCAAAGCATATACGCAGACGTTCTGCCGCCGCTAAAAGAAATACAAGTTGGCCCTGTAATCAGGAAAGGATTCATTTAAATTGCTCCAATGCCCACCGAGCAGCTTCTACTTCTTTTGGTTTTGCCATGATGTTTTCCGCTATCTCTTTCCATGCTTTAAGTTGCCGCTGATGACCGACTAGAAATGCCTGTTCCCGCTCTTCCCGTGACGCATCACCCTGATCTAGCCATGTATGACATACGACACAAGCCCATACGGAATAGGTATCGTCAGCCTTCAATGACTTCCCTTTGCCGTGAGATGCGCTATTGGAATGTGCCGCTACTGTGGTACTGCCCTCTATCCCTCGACAGAACGGAGTAACCACAAGTAGGCAGCGCTTCCCATTAGCCATAGCCAACAAAGCAGGGTTACGTTTTGCTGGAACCTTGGCGTAGCTCATTGAATTTCTCTGAGGTACTCTAAAGCTTCCTGTACGGGCTTCCATACCCTTGGCTCAAAGTCTCGACGTTCAATCCATTTTGCAATTTCATCCAAAACAAACTGATACCCGTCATCAAAGCCGTCTTTGTAATCGCTCATCTTGTTTTCCTTTCTTCTAAGAATGCTTCAGCTATATCGTAGGACTCTTTGGCAACCACTTCCGGCGTAGACGTTCTGCCTATGGATGTAATGATTGCAAAGAAGTCCAGCAAAGTAATCTCCTCTAGTGAAAGCTTTTGGTCTTCCACTAAAGCTAGAAGCCCCTCAGACTTTTTCTTTACCATTGCGACCCCTTGGTATAACGACAATCATCATATCCAATTGTTCAGTCAAAAGGTCTTTGATAGTGTAGCCGCCAACAGAAATGTTGTTGGCATTGCCATCGCGGGCAATGACTCCAATCGCATCACGGATAGCTTTGTTGTATCCCGAATTGAACATATCATCGCCCTCAATAATCATAGTGATTGCATCACGAACCAGTCCTGATGCTTTCCTATTGCCCGCTGCGGCCTTTAACTTCGTATAGATTTCTATTGGTAGGTGTACCGAGTAGGGTACTAAACGTTTTTCCATTGTTTAAATTCCTCGTTGATTGATAAAAAGATCTTGGCAGCTTCGCCGTTAACCCTGAATTCCGCTCTGGATTTAATGCCGCACTTGGTATATAGCCAATCGACTGCATAAGCTTCATCTGCTGCAAAAGACTCGCCCGTTTCATCTAGCCACCTATGAAATTGTGGATCCTTGGAAACGATGGCAGATATTTTGACCACATCTATAAAGTTATCCCTGTTCACTGGGCGCTCGTTCTCGCCAAGCCGAACCATGACCACCTGATAACGCGCTCCAACAAAATCCCTCAGAATTTCAGCAGGGATTTCGTCAGGATGTACGGACAAGGTAAGTACATACCCCGTCCGGTCTTGCTTGATGGCTACCTTAACGCCTTCAAATTGACTGGTTTGCATGGTCAAAAAGGAATTGAATCTTCGTCAATGGGCGCTTGCTTTGGTCTTTGCTCCGGCTGAGCATAAGGATTTTCCTTTGGAGTAGGCTTGTAGTTGTTCCAAGCCAAGCGAAACCAAGGGCCGTAGTTACCGCTCATATCCCAGCAACTTAGCTTGATAACAATGTCGTCTTCGTCTGTTTCCTCCAGCAATTTCTTCAAAGCAGAACGCTCCATGACTAACTCACCAGTTTTATCCGGCTTCCTGTTATCGCTAGCGTCTTTGTACTTGTTGGGGGAAAGCTTTCCGCTATTGGGGTACTGTGCCATCATTGTTCCTTTTTAAATTTAAGTTTAGCTGCCGTGAACTTTGCCATTACATCCTTGTACTTGGCATCATCTAGTTTTTTCAACTCGTCCATAATTGATTTGTTGTTGCTATAGATAGCCATCACATCTTCCAAGCTATTCACCGCAGACAACATCAAGTCTACTGATTGACCGACAACCTGTAGCCAGCTATCAGCGTCCGCTCCAGCAGTCACTTTGATAGACCACTCACCGCCGCCGCCCATTACTTTAGGAGGTGACTTGGGTTCTGCCTTTGCCTTTGGCTCTTCTATCTTTTGAGAAGAATCAATAACATCATGCTCCACGATCTCCAATGCCGTCATCCATAGGTATCGACGTTGGTAAGTCTCTACCGCACCCAAGTTTTGGATAGGATGTGCGCCCTTCAGTTCTGCCGCAGCCATAGGGCTAGATATAACAATCACTGTGCCGTCATCGGTATCGGTAATGGTTAGGGTGGCGTAGCTTGCGTCATAGGACACAACACCACACAAACCAAGATCGTTAAATATGTTTTGAATCTCAGGCAAGAAGTCGCCTAACTCAAAATATTTGTATCCAGCAAACTTGTTCAGTCCGCTCTTCTCCAGCTTTGTACCTTGCAAACGTATCCGCGCTTGCATTAGTTTCTTATGTACCATTCTTTTCCTTCAAGTAGTTTTGGTATTGACTGCAAAAAGAATTGACTTGGCAATACTTCTCACAACGGGTACGCTCCCCTTCTCGGATCTCAATAAAGTAACCCTTTTCAGGTAACGCTGCTTCAGCATCCTCCTTCGTCTTGTGAACGCTCTTGGCTCTTACGCCGCCGTCTTTCTTAACGGCATATGTGGTTGGCTTCTCCCACATATCTTCAGGTGTGCATGGTGGAATGTCACCTTCTGTTTCTGATTCAAAGTATGCTTCACTGTGCATACGAATGCGATCCTCTACGTACTTCTGGCGCTGCTCCATAGGCCATAAGGGAATGTCAATCGTAGCTACTGGTGCTGACGGATAGCCTTCCTTCTCTGCATCCCTTGCCGCCCAATCACGAATGATTGCAATGATCTGAAGCTTCTTGACGGGTTCTTTCTTTACCTTCTCCACCAGCCATGCATACACGTTTAGCTGGTTGTGCCAATCATCCTTCTCGTTCATTACAGACCATGCGCCCGTAACTTTGTAGTCGCTGATGATGATGCCGTCTTCTTCTACTTCCTGTAGGTCAATGGCCCCGCTAATCTTCCAGCCGTCGGTTTCTGAATAAAGCCGCTGCTCTACTAGGTGGTGTGTATCCTTGCCATGCTCTAAGATGTTGTGTACGGCAGAACCAAACAAGGCCCATACCATTTCACTTACGTCTTGCTCTATGCTTTCCCAGTGCTTGCGCTTTAGCTGGACAATCCGAGGACTGTTCAGCAACTCTGTACAAGAGATGTTTGCGTTCCCCTTGGTGTAGGTGGGCCGCTCCATCACATTGACAAAAGTCTGTGGTAGACCGTACTTGTTAGTTAGTTTCACTGTTACTCCTGTGTGTTGAGAGAAGCTACAATGTACCACACAAGTTGCCTGTTGGATGCCTTTGTGTTATAACTGCCAATGAATTTTTTCTATCGACAATAGGAGAGTGATTGAGATGTCTAAATATGCACGACGGGTGGACGCAAAACAAATGTATGCTATCATTGCGTAAATTAGTTACCGCAAATTATGAAAACACTTCAAGATTTTGACTTGTCAACTAGGACTGGTAGACACAAAGCAAGAAAAAATGGCCTTGATGTGCCAAAACAAAAACCCGGAACAAAGCAACCTGATTTTTGGTCACTTGTTGAAAAAAAAGGCCAAGATGAATGCTGGCTTTGGCTTGGGAAGTTGAATCAATGGGGCTATGGTCGCATCAGACATGGCGGCATTCAAGCAATGGCGCATAGAGTGGCATATCAATTGCAAACTGAAAAAAGCATTGATGGGTTGATTGCAATGCACATTTGCGACAATCCAGCGTGTTGCAACCCAAATCACATAACTCTTGGCACTCATGCCGACAATCAAAAAGACAAATTTAACAAAAATCGCCAAGCCAAAGGGGAAATAAATGGACAATCAATTCTCACAGAAGAACAAGTAATTGAAGCAAGAAAGTTGTATGTTGAAACAAAAACAACTTACAAAAAACTTGCAGAAAAATTTGGTGTTAGCAGAGATACCATGCAAAAAGCAATACGTAAAATCTATTGGAAACATGTATGAAATATGCAAACAGGGTTGACAGAAACCAAGGGGAAATTGTTGCTGCGCTGCGGGCTTACGGAGCTACAGTCAAAGTGGTTACCCAAGGCGGTGGGATACCTGACCTACTGGTGGGATACACAAATCCTGAGAGTCTTACTAAGTACACCCTGCTGCTGGAGGTAAAGGACGGGAACAAGCCGCCGTCTGCCCGGAAACTTACCCCGGCAGAAGAAAAGTTCTTTTTTGAGTGGACGGGTGGGATGCTGGCTATCGTGGAAAGTGCCGAGGAAGCGGTAGATATTTTGAAGCATTGCCGTTAGCGTGTACAATTTATCTGTCTCCTTGGCCTGCAAAGGTCTTACCCCTCGCTAGTCGGGGGGTTCTTTTAGGAGCTAACACGCATGGGGATTAAGAGGCGAGGGGGTGTAGCCGCACTTCTGGAGACTCGCTGAAAGTCGCAAGGCAAACGAACAGGCGCTATGGTTAGCCAAGAGGAGTCCGGTAAGGGTTCAAATCCCGCCTTAGTCCCCAGCCGTGTTGGTGGGATGTGGCATGGCGCGAGTACGCGATCATCATCAATGCTATGGGCTGGAACGATAAGCCACGCACCCAAGCGCCACCAACAACCTTTATCGCGGAGTGGGGAAAGAGTAACCCGCATGGCTCATAACCATGAGATAGCTGGTGCGACTCCAGCCTCCGCTACCAAAAATATTTTTACTACTTATTGCCGCAAAGCAAAAAGTTCTGTATACTTACAACCGTTGTAGTCGTGTGCAACAGTTGAAAGCCGTTACTCATGCATTGGCCTCCATCTAGGAGGACACGACCCAGTGCAGTAGTAACGGCTTTTTTCGTTTCCGACTATTCCCGTCAGGGCGCGTTAGCTAATACGGCAGAAATCTCCGGTACCCAGATATGACCTTACCCTTGCAGTCAAGGGCCGCATCCTAAGGAAGCCGTGCGGGGCTGGCAAATGATTCAAGGCCAGCAGGAAAGAGGGTAACTAACAGATGAACGAGCGGTAAGATGGAAGCATCAGGGCGTACCGAATAAGCGCCACCCTCATAGAAACCGAATCCGGCACACCACCGCACTTGGGAAACCCGCCGATAGGGAATCCGGAGAACTGCCCTCAACCCCCAATACCGGGGGGTTCAGAGTAGCGGCTTCCTCTATGGCGAATCCATTAGTTTTTTCCTATTGATTTTTTCCTGCGATAGAAATTATTTTCTTTATACCTGTTGTAACGTTTACCGTCCTATGTACAATGAGCGCTCCTAAACCACTGGAGAACAGAGATGACATGGAACATTTTTAAACGGATAGCTCAACTAGAGCAGCAGGTAAAAGACCTGACGGACTTTAACGGTGATAAAAGCCGATGGATTGGGCGGCTAGAGGAAAAGATAAGAAATATAGAGAACAAGCTTTTTATTCAGTCGGTGGAGCGCAATGCATTTAGCGCCGCCCCTGTACGCAGTGAGGGCAAACAGGTCTTTACTATGTCTGAGGTAGAGCAAGAGAGGGAGCGGAACCGCCAGTACCAGCGTGAGCGGTATGCAATAAGGAAGAATGATAAAGCTGCGCGTGAGAAAAAGAATGCTTACGCAAGAGCCTATTACGCCCGCACAAAAGGAGCAAAGAAATGAGAAAAATACGATTTATGGAGTTGATGAAAGAGCCATTCAAAAAGCCAACGCCACTTGAGATGATAGCTGCCGAACTATCGGACGCGCATCTTGAGAAGCTAACCGCCGAGACTGCAGTGGAATATGCCCAGTCAATAGTGGACTACAACGTCACACGAATCGCCCGCCTTAATTTGCGATTAGACGAATACAAAACAGGAGATAAGTAATGGGACAAATCATTGGGCTGCTATGCATTGCGGCGTGGTTCACACATGTGTTTACATGCTTTGCTCAAAGCCTGTGGGGATTTTTGTTGGCAGGGGCAATCCTGTTTCCTATTGGCGTTTTGCACGGGTTTTATCTTTGGGTGCATTGATGAAGCTTGAATCAATAAGTGTAAGGTGGCAAAAGAAGAAATCAGGGATTATTTATGAGCCGCTATATACATTGCCTGAGATAGCAGACAGGTTGGGCATGGAACACAAAACTATTGTTGGGTACATGAAAAGCAAAGGAGAGGGCAAACCCAAACCAGTAATGCATTCAAATTCAAGCCTAAGGATGAAGCAAAACCTTTACAAACTATCTGAGTTTAAAGTTTGGATTAAAACTTTGGAGAAGTACAAGTGATTGACAAGGAAACGCTATGGGCGGGTTCGCCTGTACCCGTGAACGACCACAACAACTGCAAGTGTGAAGACTGCATCATCATCCGTTGGTTAAAAGCCGAGAAAGAAGTTGTTGCCCTACACAAAATACTTAAAGGGCAAAAGCAAAAGTGGGTAACGATGGTAATGGTTGAGGGCATCTCGCAACATAAGTGGCACACAGATGAAGCAATCAAAGAAGTCAAAGCACTTTGGGCCTCATGCCAAGTACCTGACTCACACCTTGAAGACCCTGACGACATCTTGCCTAAGTTGCTCAGATATACACAAGCAATTGATGCTGGTCTAAAAGAGAAAAATTGGGATGCATTTGTTTTTGGAAACCGCTTTGAAGAACACGCTGATTTATTACACACCGAAGGAGAAATGAAATGAAAGACGAGATTGCAGGTACGATTTACGCCAAGGAATACACTGATTGGCACATCAAGACCGGAGGCTTTGCAAGGGACATGACATTGCGTGACCACTTTGCGGCTCAGGCAATGACGACCATGTTCTACCCAGCAATCATGGAGTCAATACGCACAGACGAAGACCTAGACTGCTTGGCGGTTGCGGGGTTTGCGTACAAGATGGCAGATGCCATACTCAAGGAGAGAAACAAATGACAGGCTGGACGCTGATACTTTATATCTATGCGGGGATGCTAGCGCCTGATAACAGTGTTGCGCTTACCCATATCCAAGGCTTTAAGACAGAGGGGAATTGTTGGGCAGCGGGTGCTGCGGCAAGGTCATTGGTAAAAGAAAGCTTAAAGGACTTGCGCTTTGTATGTATTAAACAGGAGTAAAAAATGAAAAAACTTATCGCTATCACCTCTGCTGTAGCGGCACTCGCAGGTTGCTCGGACGCAGACGTTGCATCGGCAAATTTATCTAAGGCGGCAGACCAGTTTGAAATCACGCGCCGTGTGGTGTTCTACAACGGCATCACTGGCGACTACATGCTGACTGTCGAGGGATTATGTTCGCTGGGCAATCACGATAAAGGCAGGGAACTGTCCATCACTTGCAAGGTGGGGCCAAGCAGCTACAAGAAGCACTTCCTCGGCCTGTCCGACAACGTGACGTACTTTGTTGAGCAACTACAACCCAACACCGCCAGCGTGTACCACTATCGTGTAGTGTTTAAACCCGCTGCAATCATCCCTGATGTGGAGGTCAAATGAACTGCTGTAACGCAAACGGAGTGTGCGACCAAGGCAAAGACTGTCCGGTACGCAAGCAGCGTTTAAAAGAAATCAATGATGCTTACGCCAATGGGCACAAGGACGCGCAGCTAGACGACCCTATAGATGACCTTGCCGACACGTTTAAAGCACTGCTAACCATGATGACTGCGGTGCTTGGCGTGTGGATTGTTTGCTTGATTATTTGGGGGAAGTGATGAACATCATTGAACTAGCTAAACAGGCTGAAGAATATGCAAACAATATTGTTCAGTCAAACGACAACGATTACGCTTGGGGATTTTTAAGAGATCAAAAGTTTGCCAACTTGGTAGAAGCAGCAGCCCGTGCTGATGAGCGTGAGGCGCTTAAAAAAATTGACTGGACTGCTTTGATGCGCGAAGGTAGCTTGGTGACATGGGGCGATGCACAGGAACTTGGTGGTCGAGTAATTGCAGCCATTCGCGCAAGGGGGGCAAAATGACAGGCTATTACTGCGTAGTATGCGGTAAGTTTTTACCAGCAGATGAGCATGGTGTTATCGTGCATGACGATGTGCCGCACCCTGTTGATATGGACTTTGGAGACGAGGAAAAGCCGCAATGACACCTTTAATACGGGAAATGGTAAAGATGGTGTCTGTAGCTAAACTTGACCCAACGCAGATGCAGTGGTTTGATGTGACTGGAGCAATCAAAGAATACATTGGCTACGACCAAAAAAAGTATTTACTGCATCCAGCACCCTACAAAAACATGATGCTTTGCGGAAAGACCGAGCAGGGTGATTTCATGTTGTCGGTGCTGGCAGAGCCTATAGCAACCATTGTGACTGGTTGGATTATGAAACCAACGGGGTACAAAACACTTGGGACTTTTTTGTTTGCTGAAGACAATGGAGAGCCAAAGACGGGCGAGGTTGACAAGCCAATTGACCCGCAAGACCAGTCAATGATGTGCGCAATTGTGGCTATGTTTTACGCATCGTTGGATATGCCTGTAGAGGCTTATGTCCCAACAGCAAAAAACACATTTACAAACCGCCGTAAGATTAAAGAAGGCAAGCTGCCCACATACGACTGGCACACAATAATGATTGAGCCGCCTAAAAAAAGCCAAGAACACCAAGGCGGGACACACGCAAGCCCACGAAGGCATCAAGCAAGGGGTCATTGGCGCACATATAAATCCGGCAAGCGTGGTTGGGTCAAAGAATGCTGGAGGGGTGATGCAACCAAAGGAACGGTATTTAAAGATTATGAATTAAGGGGAACAACATGACAGGCTATCAATCTTATTGCGTGTACTGCAAACGACCTGTGTTTACGATATTAACCAAGTGTAGGAGTTGCGGAAAATGACAGGCTATCAATCAAAACGCGCTGCGGCGCAGGACAAGTTGGCACAGCCAGCGCAGGAGCCTGTGGCAAATGACAGAGCATTGCAACTTGTTACACATCAATTAAATCATTGGGTAGCTTATGCGACAGAGTTGCGAGAAAGGCTGAATAAGTACGAAGGCGGTGCGCCAATGCTTTTAAACACCACCCCACCACAGCGCCCGTGGGTAGAGCCGACGGGTAATGAATGGTTTGAATGGTGGCGTGTATCACCAATAGCAGATGAAACGGAAACGGAAATTGACTTTGCTGACTTCTTAATTATTGCTCAGGCTGTGGTGGCTAAATTAAAGGAACTCAACAATGGATGAAGATGATGATATTCAAGTCTACAAAGACGATGGCAATGCGCTGCTGATTGCATACCAAAGCGGGTATTACGATGGCAAGAAAGCAGCACTAGCTGGTCTGGAGCAAAACTTCTGCCCCCGATGCGGTAAGCGCACAAAAGACATCCACACTTGCACACCACCACAGGAGAACGCATGAGCCAACTAACGTACAAACAACTTGCCACTTTGTTGGACAAGCTGGTAAACCAAGGCGTGTTGTATCACGCAAACAAAGAACTAATGCGTACCAATATGCTAGCCACGTTGCAAGCTGAACTGCCCCACATGGACGAGGGGTGCTGGGAGCGTGGGTGTTTTGGTATAGATGGTTTTAAGGAGAAGAACAATGGCTGAACGACTAATGGCAAAGCTGGACAGGCTTGGCGCTGAAGCTGGCATCAAGCAGATGACACCTGAGATATATAAGTTTTCCATGCTGGTGCGTGCTGATACGGTAGAGCAGTGGCCCCAGCGTGAGTGGGTAGACCTGACGGATGAGGAGATTAGCGAAATTGCAATTAACAACCCACCAATGGTGCATGAGTTTGCCCGCGCAGTGCTGGCTAAATCAAAGGAGAAGAACAATGGATAACAAAGTTCAATCACTAGCAAATAACCCCGACTACGCCAAGTGTCCACGATGCTGGCACTACACACATGAAGGGCTGCTTAACTTTGATGGTCTGTGCGACAGGTGTTGCAGAACATTGGTTGATAACTACCCTGACCATGAGAGCGTACCGCACATTACTGCCAACTGGAATAAACAAAAGGAGAGCGCATGAGAACATCAATAATGATGCGTTGCCCAAAATGCGCCGAGAACAGTCAGTTAGACCATATCCATTTGTTAGATCACACGTTTAAACGTGAGTGGGTAGGATTGACGGATGATGCAGAAATACTTGCTATTAGCAATACTATGCCGTATGCAGACAGATTTGAATTTGCCCGTGCAATTGAAACCGTACTTAAGGAGAAGAACAATGGATGAAACATTTGAAGCAGTTGTTGCAGGGGCCAAGGCAAACGGTTCTTGGGGTAATAAGTACCCTACCGCATGGTATGACCCAACTAACCGCCACGTTAGTACGGACAAGAACGACCCCTTGTTTACGCCGCTTGGTCAGTTGTGGCCTTTGGATAATGTTGAAGAACACAAACGCACCATTGCAAAATTGCAGCTTGAGGTAAAAGAACTTAACAATGAATGTACGGAGATATACGGTTTACTGGCGTTGGCACATCTAAACATAGAGCAACACCTTAAGTATGGATTCAGCCCCTTAACCGCAAAGTCCACGCTAATATCCGTTGGTCGGCACTACCCAAAATTAAAAGCAGAGAAGGAGAAGAACACATGACACCAATTGAATTTGTTATTTTTGAGGGCGACAGTACGCCTAACCAACCTGTGTATCAAATAGCAGAAGCCATGCAAAAGATAATAAAAATCTTTGGTGACAGCAAAGAGTGGGAAGTTCTTAGTTACTACTGGAATGAGGGCCACATGACGCTGGATATACAGGAGAAAAATCATGGATGATAAATGGATTAAACAATTTGAACTACCCGCACACAGCGAAGCTACCAAAGACAACATAACTGTAGAGGGCATAAACGCTGATTACGTTTGGTATCACTCCGAACTACTCAAGCAGAAGATGCAAACATGGCAGACTGAGTTTGAGCGCGTAATAAAAGTTATGAACGCACGGCATGGTGAACACCTAGTCATCATTGGAGACTTGATGCGCCAAAATGCTGCGCTTAAGGAAAAGCTGAAAGAGAAAAATGCATGAGTAAGTCAAGACACCCAGAACTACGTGAAATACTTTTACAACATGAGGAAGGACTAACGGCATCTGAAATAGCCAAATACGCAAACATGAAATCTGACAACGTAACCCAATCAATTAAAACAATGATGGACGTTTACATTGACCGATGGACAAAGCCAAAGAAAGGCATTAAGTATGTACCTGTTTACATTGCCGTAAAAATTCCAGAGGACTGCCCTGCCCCATATGCCAAAACCTAAAACAGAAATCACAGGACAACCTACAAGAGTAGGCATACGGTTAACGCTATTGCAGCGTGACGAATACCGCAGATTGGGCGGGCCAGCTTGGCTCAGAAAACTGCTAAACCTAAGCATAGTAAAACGCCAAAAAAGGAAATAGAAATGACAGTCTTAAACATCAAACTTATCCGCATGGATTGCGGCACACAGTCCCGCGACGCAAACGATCAGGAGCATATTGACTTCTTAGCCGAGCAGCTACAGAGTGGGGAAACACTACCTCCGATTACTGTAGTCCATGACGGGCTAGAGTATTACCTAGCAGATGGATTCCACCGTGTACACGCCCACATCAAGCTAGGCAAGGCCAGCATCAAGTGTGATGTTGTTACCGGAACCCTGCGCCACGCCATTGACCTTAGCGGCATGGCTAACAAGACACACGGATTGAACCGTTCCCACGCCACAAAGCGCAAGCAGGTATTAATTTACTTGGAAGACTTTGAGTGGAGCGAATTGAGCGACAGGCAGATAGCCAAAAAGGTAGGGGTTAGCCATCCATTCGTTGCGAATTTACGCGCAGAGTTATCTGGCAAAAAAGAAAACCCTAAAGCACCAAAGAAAGCTGATACAAAAAAGACACCTGAACCCGTCAACGAGGTAGACCTGAGCGAAGAATCAGATGAGATGGTAGAGGAGTTGATTAAAGAAAACCAACGGCTATCAGACCAATTGGCTATCAAAGCTATGGCAGGGACAGAGGAAGAAAAGAACCTAGCGCATGAAACCATAGAGAGTTTGCGCGAGGAACTTAGGGTAGCCAAGCTGGAACTGGCGGCGGTAAAGCAAAGCCGCGATACCTTCCAGTCCGAAAATGCCCAGCTTAAAAAGCAGGTTGCTATGCTTCAGAAACAGCTAAAAAAGTAGTCAATATAATAAACATTCCGAGTGGTAACGTTACCACATGAGACTAATTCTAGAAACCCGTCATAAGCTGTTGATTTATAACGCTAAATTTTAGCCATTTCTCGCAGATTTTTAACATTGATTGCTTTTAGCATCGTTGTTTCTGCTTCGCGTAGCTGTTTAATCTGCTGTTGTTTCTCGTCGGAGTCCATGACTGAAGTTGGCAAGTTGCTAATTCTGGTCATGGCCTTCCGAATCTCGCCCAGCTTTTTGTCAATTCCTTGAACCCCTTTGGACACGGTAAGCTTTGCCATTACGTCTGGATTGGCAATGTACTCAGCAATTTTCTCGGGGTTACGCTGCTTGAGATCGGATAGTGTGTTGGTTACTTTTGCAACCTCATCGCGCAGGACATAAAAGTCTGCCTTCAAAGCTGATTCTTTGTCCTTGGAAACAAAGGAACTAGCACCCGGAAGAGTAGCCAGCATATCTTTGGTAGACATAGTTGGCTTGTCCACATTGGGATCGCTATGCAACAAGGGGTTGGTCATGTATATGATTAGACCGCCAGCAGAACCAAACATTCCCCTCATTAAGTGGTCAACTGCTATAGGAGATACAAGCCCTGTATTACCAAGAATCTTAGCAAGCTCAGACGTAGACTCATTAAACTGCCGTTCTTTCTCTAGCCGTTTCTGGTACTCGCCAATCAGCGGACGGCCTTGGAAGAAGTCATAGTTAACCAATACTTCTAAGCCGGGTTTGATGGCTTGCGGAACAACAGTCGGGCTAAAGAAAGAATTGCCCAAAGCGTTCTTCATAGAGTCGCGGAACTTGCGCCCATCCTCATAACCCTTGTCAGTAATCATCAGGTACATATGCTCCGTAATGATCTTGGGAATGGAAAATAAGTCAGACCGCAGCGGAATACCAAATCCATTAGTACCCGGAACCATCAGCATACGATCACGGATTGCCGCTGGCTTCTTTAAATAATCTTCGTCGTCACCATTCATCATGGCGTACAGCAACGATAGAGTCATAACCGATGCAGTCGTACCAACTAAAGCGCCAAGCGCAGCTTTACGCTCTGTTGGAGATGTGCCTACGCCACTGATTGTTTTAAGTGCCACGTTCTGCGCAGCAAGATAAGCGCCAAAGAACGGAATCACTTGGCTTGCAATAGCTAACGATTGACTTGTTCCTTTGCGACGGATATTCCAAATCTCAAAAGACTTTTCTAACGCCTCTGCTTTGCTAAGTCCTTGGGCTGTTGCTGCTTCGTAGGTAGCCTGACGCACAGCGTTATCTCCTGCCATAGCAACATGCTCTAAAACGCTTTTTAGCTTACCAAGAATACCGGGAGAAGATTTCATCCCGGCGTACACCTGAGCATCTAGCCTAGCCATCTGGGAAGTAAAGTCCCTGACTCCAACAACGCCGTACTTTTTCAACTCATTGTTAGTTGCACTACGATGGGCCAAGGTTTTAATAAACTCTTTAACCGCACGCGCCGGAATCTGCAAAGCATACGGAGCTTTCAATCCAGACGTAAACATAGCTGCAAATGCGTCCTGTGGAATCTGTGCCACCGTAAACAAAGGATTAAGAACAACAGATTGACGAAGGATATTGGCTACAGTTGAAGCCCATTTCCAAGCTGGGATAGATATAGATTCCAAGCCGGTAAACGCTTCTACAAACATGGGATCAGCCATGTCATAGAACTCTTCTTTACCATTCCTCCAAACGCGAATTGCATTGTCGCCGTCTGATTTACTCTCAATCCTTTTGGCTTGACCAAACTCAGATGCCGTATCAATCAGCGCCAAGGCAGAACGATTGCGGACAGCGCGGTTAACAGAGTACTGCATCCAGCGATTCATGTTGTCAAAGATGTCATTGACGGGCTTACTAGAACCCTTCAATTTCTTTTCTTGCGCTTGAACCATCAGACCACGGATATATTCCTTTGGCCCTTTACCTTTTTCCAATTGCTCTTCGCGGAAGAACGGAACATAGTCGGCATTGCTCAAAAGGAATTCAGCTTCCTCTTTGCTCCATAGACCACTATCTACCAACATGTTGGCAGCGTTGTCCCGCATCTGATTCCATGTTTCTACTACGCCGTTCAACTCAGGAATAACTTTGAACAGCTTATTTCCAGCAGATATTTCTGCGCCGGTCATGTGGATAAATTTGGTTTCTTTGGAACGCCGAGTAGCCTTCTCTCTCAATGCATGTGCTGCAACTTCCTTGCCATCCATAGCAAGCTTGTCAGCCTCTGCCCGCATTTCTGCTACTTCTTGATCCACCTGATTGTTGAATTGCAGCAGCGACTTCAGCCGCTTGGCTTCAAACGCAGTGTGACCTATCAACTCTGTCTGGGCTTGTGTAAGACCGTACTTCTCTTTAATCTCTCCAAGCTGTTTTGCCAGTTCAACAATGTTTGACTTGTCTTCTACAGCTTCGTACTTGTACAGATCTTTGTTGTATTTAAGATTGCCGGACGTAAGGAACAAGTTAGCCAATGCGTCTGCGTGAACCACTTGGCTCTGGCTAATGTTAAGCATCGTACCAATGGCTTGCTGATTGTCCGTAACAAATTCCTCTACGCCCCTGCGGATAGAATTGTTTATAGCTGCATCACTAGAGAATGACCATGTTTGGAGTTTGTCACTCCATTTAACAACGCCAGCTTTGGCTGCGGCAGCAGTAGCTTTTGGGTTGTCAGTTATATTGTTCCAACCCGCTCTAATTTGCTCTTTATAAGTAGGATCTGGTTGTGCGCTTACACGGCCTAGCCCGCCAGTAATATTCAGGGCTTCTTGGCCTTTCTCAGTACCGGCTTTTTCTTCGCCCGCTTGAGAGCGTAGGCTCTTACTCTCAGTCTCTACCCGTCCTGATGTTGGTTTAAGCGCACCCTTTTCCGCCTTTCTAAAGATTTGTTCGGCAGATTCCATTTTTGTCAAAGCAGACTTAATAGATTGAAATAGATTACGCAGCTTTTGAAGGATAGCTTGAATCATTCCTGCTGGCGGCTTGTTAGCATCAAAGTCTGCAAAGGCATCAGCAACTGCCTCTTCAGTAATCTTCTCCATATCCCCTTTGTACTCACGCATGTAAGCGTCATACCGGGACTCTTCGTTAGCCTTCAGTGGTTTGCCGTCAATGTCCCGTTGCTTTAGGTATTGGTCAATCCATTTATCCTTTGCCATCTTGGACAAAGAGTTCCACTGTGCATCGGTAAAGAAACCAAGTTCTCGCAAAGCATGTACAGATTCATGTCTTAGTGCACGGATTGGGTTGGCAGAGTCAGAAGCAATTTGGATAAGCTTTGCCGCATAAGAACCTTCTTCCCTCATCCCCTCAGAAAGTTTTAAGCCAACATCTTTTAGACCAAACTTGTTTAACAGGGTACGAAGTGACTGTTCAAAGGCGGTTATCTGGCCTTCTGATTTTCCACGAAGAGAGTAAAGGAAATCTGACTTAGGAGCAAACTCTACATCCTTAGCCAGCAGGAATTGGCCTACTTGGTAAACCTCAGAAGCAGACTTAACCGGCTCTCTAGTCTTGCGGTCATAAAAATAACCATGCCGCGATGGATCAAATCCTATCTGCGACCATGCAGGATTACCCATCAGCTCTTTGACTTTGGCGTATGCAGTTTCAGCAGTAACGTTTTTCCATTTACCCTCTACTGTTTGCTGCGGAGCTTTGTTTTCTCCAATGGCTACACCCAAACCTTTTTCTTGGCTACGTGGCTCAAAGGTTACGCGACCATCTTTTCCGCCAACTAAATGGGCAACATTCTTAAAGCTGAGAAGCTTACCCAAAGTCTTTAGACCGGGCTTACCCTCATGAATAGATACTACTGCGCCGCCACGTTCACGGGCAGGCAGATCCATGCGGAGGCCAACGATTGTTCCATCCTCAATAGGTACATTTACTTTGTCGCGCTTGCCGCTATCGACAGTTTCCAGCATCTTCTCATCAGATGTAGGAGGTAGTAGCTTCTCGGCTTCAATCTGCTCAATAGGTTTGTAGTAGTCAGAGTATTTCTCAAACTCTTCCCGCGTCATCTTGCCTTCTTGTAGCAACTTAGCCGCAGCCTGCATCTGTGGATGACGGCCTTTTTTTGGCGTGATTTTGGATTCGTCTAGCTTTGGAGGAGCTTTCTTCTCTTCGGGAGTAGCTAACTTAACTTCTTCCTCTGCTGGTTTCAATGCTTCAGCTATTTCGCTTAAAGGTCTTTGCGGCTTCTCGCCAAACATATCTTCAACAACGTTTGCATCCTTGTAAGCCTCTTCTGCAAACCTACCAAGCAGATCGCCCATTCGATTACCAGAACGGCTGTGGTTAGCAAACATTTCCAATACCGCTTGGGTAATTGGATCTCTGGTCATATCTTCTTGATTGACCAAATCCTTTAAGGGTACACCTTTCCTTCGTGCATTGACTGCCATCTCAGCAGCCTCAACAACGTTAGGACGGACATCGTATATGCCAGCGCCTTCTAGCTGCACCATTTTTGGAACAGCTTTCTGCATTGCGCTAAGAATTAATTTAGCTTCTGGATCGGTAGCCTCTGTATACAAATGACCAAGCCGGTCACTGCCATAAGCTTTCCAGAACATAGCATTACGCAAGCGATCCATTGCTACCGTGTTTGGTTCGCCTCTGGAATCCACCATTGTTCCACGCTCATTCTCTGGCATGGCTTGAATGAATTGAGTAGCTGATTTTTTGTTAAGCTTTAACGAGCCATCTTCTGTTTCTTCAAACTCAACATTGCTTAGGTCAAGCCGGTTAGCATCGTTCTTGGCCTTTTCCAATGGGCTTAACTCCAAGCCAGTGGATACGTTTGATACATCACCAATGTTTTTGGTAATCTCTGTCTTAGGCATGATACGAATAAGAACAGGATTGGGCGTTGCCTTAATCACATTGGGATCAATTCCATGCCGTGGGTCTACCGCCATTTTTGCAGCGTAGTCCGCCAATGCAGGACTAGACTTACCATATCCCTCTTGTAATCCTGCCACGCGACCATTGCCAGCAACGGGACGAATAGCCGGTACGCTTGGGTCTGCATATGTTGAATTGACTTGCCCATCAGACGTATGAGAAGGCAAAAGATTATTAGCACTAACAACGGCATACTGAAAAGGAACTTTCCGACCATCTACAGCAGTAGCTACATCCGTCTTACCCAACTGGATTTCAGGAAGTTTGAAGTCACTAATAACTACAGGCGCACCAGATCCCAAATTAGGATCTATAGATAGCAGGTCATAGTCTGCTTCATTAGAAATCTTTTTCATCTGCGCAACAGAACGCTGCCCAGCACGATCACGGTTTTGTAGGCGCTCAAAGGTATCGCTTAACTCAGGAGCCAAGCCAAGGTGATAGTCGCCTATCTCAGCTACTTGTTGTGTAGCAGGGGCTTGCGGTGGAGTAACAACTTCAGGCGCAGTAGGAGCTTCACCAGTTGGATTAACAGTACCAATTAACCGAGCAAACTTTGGCTTTGGAACACTTGCTCCAAGAGTAACAATCTCCCCTTGGTGAAGCCAAACATTAATTGGTTGATTGTGTATATTGGCTAAATCAGTTAACCGTTTAATTTTATGAATAGCAAGGTCTTCACTTCCCTGCCCAGTTTTGCCTTTATAGGTAGCATACGCATCGTAGATTTTTTGCAACTCAGGGCTTAGTGCAGCGGGCTGTTCTCCATCTCGTGCTGTATCCGGTACAGGAGTTCGCAAAGCTGATCCCACTCCCACTGTTTCAGGTGGGACAATTCCTTCGGGGGTTGGTGTGACTTCTCGTCCGTCAGCCACAGGAACGCTTGTTCCAACTGGGGGATTGATAACTGGTTTGACATCTTTTACCCTTTCTGGAGCGGGTGAAGGAGGAGCGGGTGGAGGGGCATTAACAATATCTAATGCTTCTTGTCCTGCTTTGGTAGAAGCACGTTTGGTTAAATCTTCTACTGGCTTTGCGGCTTTAGGCCCACCGGCAACAGTGGACACTGCTGCACCAGTTAACCCGCCGACCAAAGCATCACGGGCCGCAGCACCAAGAACACCCTGCATTGCTGGGGTTTCCATACCAGCACGGGTCATGGCTACATTCTGGGCGTACTGTCCTTGTCCTGCCTGCAAGCCTTCTGGAACAGCCTCTTTGACAAACTCGGTAGCAGTGCGACGAGTGAAACCGGGAACAGATTTTTCTACTGCTTTCTCTGCAATTTTTTTAGCAGCAGGCTTGCTAAACATTTCCATTAATTTTGACTCAGCACCTGTACCGCCCGCCATTCCACCAAGTACACCAGAAGCAAAAATGTTGCCCCAGTTATCCCCAAGGTAATTTTGTGCAGCTTCTGCTTGTTTGGCGGCATCTTCAGGCTTAACACCTTTGGCCTCCAACCCAGCTTTCATGTTGCTGTAGATATCGCCCTTAAGTTCGCCAGCACCTTGTATAGCTCCTATTAAGAACTTGGTACCAATCCCTACAGCCGCTGCAATTGCAAGTGGTGCGCCTAATGTAGCGCCTAACGCCGCAGCGCCAAGGCTAAGAGCCACCGTAGGCACTGATGAGGCCACGCCTTTGGCAATCGCGGTAGCCGGAGCTTCCGTAACCCCACCTAACCCCGCAGACAATTCTTCTACTGTTGTACCCGTTTCCGCAGCTTTTTTTTCTAAAGCCGCACGGCGCTGCATTTCTGCTTGGCGCTCAGGGGATATGTACGACCCAAGTTTTTTGGATACACCCTCCAAATATTCAGCAGGCCCACTACCCGCACCAAAACCTTCAATAATGGACTTTACTCCGCCAACTAAACTCTGCCCACCTTCTAATGCAAGGTTAGTAGGTGAGAACCCAGCGTCTTTAACTGGTTTAAATAACTCCGAACTCAAGTCCCTGCCGGTATCCGGCGTGCCAAATAAATCAGCACTCAAGTCACGACCAGTCATATTAATTCCTATTTAATTGCATAGCCCTTGGCTTTTGCGGCGGCTATTACTTCATCAACTGATTTTCCACTAGATCTAGCTGTTGCTTGAATGTCCGCTTGCGTTATTGTTTTCTGTGTTGGTGCAGGAGTAGCGTCAGGCTTTGCTAATGCATTTTTTATCATATTAGCAGCCATTTGACTAGCCATAGCATCTTGATCCTCTGGAGATTTGCCCGCTAACATTACATTACCAGAAATTAATTTCTGTGCTTTTTCGTAAGCATCCAGTCGCAATTTAAATAAATTAGCTTCTCGCGCCGCTTCAGTTGTACCAGCCCTATTAAGATTTGCAATCTGCAACTGCAACAAACGGTCTTTTGCAAGTTCTCGTTTAGTGGCTTCTGCCGCAGCAGCCGCATCAATTTTACGTTGAGTTTCTGCAATCCTTCCGCGCCTTGTTTCTTCTATGCGGTCAGCAGCCATTTGTTTTCTGCCTTGCATTGACTCCAAAACGTTAGCCATAGAAGTGCCTGCTGTAAGAGCATCTTTCATTTCTCCACGCACTTGATTCTTACGCGCAACGTAAGCGTTGTATTTGCTTACATCGTTGTTTTCAATAGCCTTATCAATCTCATCATCTATTGCACTCAAAGCATTTAACTGGACAATTTCTTGCTTGGTATAACCTTCACGCGCAGCTTGTCCTGCCTGACTAACGCCTTGCATAGCTCCGCCAAACCCACCCGGCGCATTAATATTTTGGGCCATACGATCTAAGGCCACACGTAAATCACTTGGACGTTCAGCTTTTTGGCGCTCATACAAAGCTTTCAATCCCGCTTGTTGTTCGCGCTTATGGGCAATAGCTGCTTCTCTATTAGGACTCAACATCTCTTGTTGAATATTTATCTCTTCCCGCCCAAGTGCCTCAGGGTTTTGATTTATTCCTCTTAAAGCTGCCGCCTGCATAGCTTCATTAAATTTAACGTTTTCATTGGGTGCTTGTGTATCTTGGGTTGCAGCATCTTGCCGATAACGCCCGTGTGCATCACCGCCAGAAGGTGATATTGCATATTCATCTACCGACTGGTCATCTGTTTGGTCGTCTGTTTGGTCTGCTATTTGTTTATCTTGACGATAACGTCCATGTGCATCACCACCGCTACCGCCTTGTGCAAACGCAATAATTCCTCCACCTCGATATTGCGTAGGTAGATTTGTGGGAGCGCCCATTAATCCTTGAGGTTGTTGCGGCATAGGGCCAGCAGGAGGGCTGGATTGTGCAAGCCCTGCCAACCCCATTTTCTGAGCTACTTCTTGGCGTGCCGACTGCATGGCCCGTTGCTGCAAACCTTGAGCTACCGTAGGTTGGGGTTGCCCACTAGCCATAGCAAGCTGTTGTGCAGCGGCTTTCTTATCAGCCTCAACCTTTTGCATTGCCAACAAATCAAGCAATTGCGGTGTGATTGCCGCTTGTTGCGCTGGCAACTTATTGCTATATGCAAGGGCTTCTCGTTCGTTGTACATACGATTTCCTTAACCAAATATGCTTTTGAAAATATCAGCAGTGCCTGTTGCTCCAGCCGCAGCCGCCGCTATGGGGTTCGTAGTCGTGTTGTATGACTGCGCTTGTACGGGCATACCTTGCAGCATTGACTGCTGGAATTGAAGCTGCTTGTATGGGTCAGCTTTTTGCTGCTCAAACTGTGCCTGCGCAGCAGTAAGCCCTGCTTGTTCGGTCTGCTGTTGAGTGTTGCCTAAGCCCGCCAAAGTATTAATGCCTGCCAAGTTTCTATTCTGTTCAGTGTTGTACTGATTCTGAGCCGCTTGGTATGCAGACTGCAAGCCTTGTGCTTGAATGTCATTCATCTGGGTTCCCAGATTACGTTCACGTTCTGCACGTTGGATGGCATCCCTGCTACCGCCAAATGCCCCGGCAGAAGCAGCTTGCGCCTGTTGCTGAGTACCTTGGATTCCTGATTGACGCGCAGCTTCACGCTTTTGTATGTCTACCACATTCTGCATGTAGGGAGACATATATGTATCAGCGGTTCCAGCAGTAGTAAAAGACTGACCCGGAAGTTTTGCCGCTTCTGTATACGCTTGATTTTGAAGCGTCGAAGGCCCAGCGGTAAGCTCACCTTGGTAGAACTGTGGTTTTTCCAATGCAGCACCGGTAAGTGCTTGGGTTTTACCAAGCAAGTCCGTTACATACGGGCCAGCCCAGTTAGATAAATTAGATTCAGTTCCCGTAACCCCAGCAGTAACAGCGGGTTTAACCGTAGATCCGGTTGTGCCATCAAAACTAGCTACACCGCCAGCAGCATAATGGGCAAGACCACCCGGCATAAATTTACTCGGATTGATTTCTTTGCCCTGCTTTTCGCTACCTGTGCGCGCCATACGGATTCTTTCCATCATCTTGTAGAGTTGTTTGGCTCCCGCATCAGAGTTGCCATTGCCAAGATGGGACACAACATCAGCAGGAATAACAAACTCCCCGTGAGCCAAACGAGCAGGTTGAACACCGTCAATGGTTCCCGGAATCTTGTCTGCCATACCATCGGTATCTCCTTTTAGGTACGTACCCTGTGGATGTGTTGGTTTTCCGCCATGAGCTAACCCCATAATGCCTCCGTATGCAGCTTTAACTGTGGTATTAACGGGTAACCTTGCCGCTTGTTTGGTTGCATCCTGTTGAGCGTTGGCAGTATTGAGCGCGTTTAACCCAGCTATCTGCGTATTAACAGCAGTCTGCGCCGCAGGCAGTTCAGCCGGTGTTGCCTTGTTTGCAAATTTAATGCCTGTGAAATACTGGTGTCCAGCACCGGGACGCTCACCAGCGGCAGGCTCAGCCGCACGACCTTGCACCGCAGTGTACGCAGGAATACCACCTTGGTAACCTGTTGGCGGAGGCGGAGTCTTAGCATCCTGATACGCTTGGTATGCTCCAACAATCCCCGCACCAGTGCTTAACAAAGAACCCCAATCTATTTCTCCACTAGTTCCCGGCTTTGTGTATTTAGTTAAAAAACCTTTTTGAATAGATGCTGGAAAAGTTTTAATTATGTCTAAAAGGTTTTGCGATTTAGCGTCAGGCGCAGTACCCCAGATATTGGAAGCACCTTCATTGCTGTAATCTGGATTGTTGGTGCTTGGAGGGTTGTTGTTGCCCTCATTGCTGTAATCTGTGTTATCTACAGGATCATCCTCCCAAACATCATAGGAGTCTTCAAATGGCTCACCATTATCATCATAATTTGTATACGTGACTGTTTTGTAGGGCATACTAGCTCCTTAAATGACGCAGCAAGTCATCAAGAGACATCGGCTGCGAAGACTGGTTTAATAACGATTCTAATGGATCGCGTGGGGTTTTGGGCGGCAAAATATCTGCTCCCATCATATCTAAATAGTACTTAATGTCAGACAAAGTTGTTGGCTGGCCTTGGGTTGTGGTCTGGTAGTACTGCTGTGCCGGGGTGACTGGCGTTTTGGGCGTTGGTGTAACTGGAGTGGTTGTAACTGGGGTGGGCTTAGGGGGCTTTACAACTATTGGTATTTTTGGTTCAGTTTTATCTTTGGGCGTATCCGCTATTACTTCCGTAACCGTATTGTTGGGCAAAGGTTTAACTTCTTCCAAAGGAATTAAGTCGTCAGTTTTTTGGGTGTCGTATGGGTTACGCTCTACGTCTAAATCATCAATAGAAGGCTTGCCAATTATTGTTACTGGATCAAGGTAGCCTCCATCAGTTACCAAACCAGCATCAGTTAGTATTTGATCTATTGTATCTATTGTATCTGTAGTATCTGTGGTATCAGTAGTATCTATAGTATCTATAGTATCAGTAGTATCTATAGTATCTATAGTATCTATAGTATCTGTAGTATCTGTGGTATCAGTAGTATCAGTTACCAAACCAGCATCAGTTAGTATTTGATCTATTGTATCTGTAGTATCTGTGGTATCTGTAGTATTTGTAGTATCTGTGGTATCTGTAGTATCTGTGGTATCAGTAGTATCAGTTACCAAACCAGCATCAGTTAGTATTTGATCTATTGTATCTATTGTATCTGTAGTATCTGTGGTATCAGTAGTATCTATAGTATCTATAGTATCTGTAGTATCTTTATTATCAGTTACTAAACCAGCATCATTTAATACTTGGTCTATTGTATCTTTAGTATCTGTAATAGCCCCACCAACGTTAGGATTAACAGGCAAACTGGAATCTGTAATTGTATTTTGCCCAGTTTCGCCGGTTAGGGATACCCCACCAGCAAGAGTGTTACGACCTTCGTTTGAATAATTTTCGTTAAGTCCGTCTTCGGATGCTGCATTTACCACCCACGAGTTTGACGCTGCATCATAAGATGCCAAGCCATTATCCCGGTCTTCTTGTGTAGCTAACTCAGTACCCGTTGGTAACTTTGATGTATCAAAATCAGCTCCTACACTTTCTTTTTGATTTCCAGCAGTAACGTTAACCCTGTAAGGCTCTAATTCGCTTGGAATCTCTTCTTCAGATATGTCTGGGTTTAATGCAGCAATCTGGCTTGAATCAAAATTTGCAAGAGTCTGCAACTTATCTTGGCTAAGCGGTTCTTTACCAGTGCCTAATATACCGTCAAGTGTTTTGGAAAACCCGCTGGTTACTGCGGTGCTGCCCGCAGTGCCTTTGTTTATATCTGCATCTTTTAGTACTGTAGATACCAAAGCTCCGGGTAAACCCGTAGCCTTAGAAATAGATGACGATAGTTTGCCAGTAACAAATGCTTGTGCCGCACCACCTAAATCACCATTAATAGCCTTAGTAAAAACCGAAGAAGAAATTCCTAACTTACTAGCAAGCGCTGCCGACCCAATTTGGGTAAGCGCCTCTCCAACAGTTTGGTTTCCAGAAACTACATTCCCAACAATTTTTGCAACGTTAAATGCTGGCCCAATTGGGCTTGCTGAAATCAACATATTAGCGGCGCTGTCAACTAAACTACCAAATTTTGCCAGCCGCGCATCGTTCTGTTCGGGTGTTCTTGTTTCGTTATATTGATCGTAAGTAATTCCCGGATTAATACCAAGCAAACCTAAAGTGCTTTCCGGTGAAGGTTGTATTGCTTTAATAAAGTCTTTAATTGATTCAGGATAGTTGGTGTTTGCTAAAATAGAATTTACTTGGTCAGCATTAAGGCCAGCAGCTTTCTTTGGTGGGGTAAGTGCTGCTATTTGATTAGCAGGAATGTCTGCAACTAAACCAACATCAGTAAGGGTTTGCTCAACTGGTTTTTCAACTGGAGCTTCAGTAGTAAGAGCAACAGGCTCAGAAGCAACTAAACCAGCGTCAACAAGAGTTTGGTCAATTGAGGATTCCGTAGAAACTTTAGGCGCAACAACAGCGGTTGCGGGTAAAGCGCCGACAATTTTAGGAGATGTATCAGCGGCTTTGGCATCTGTAAGGGCTTTATCTATACTGGCTTGTAGCGAATCCGCCCAATTAGTAGGAAGCGACCAGCTACCCCATTTGGCAACCTTACCAAAATCAATTTTGCCCCAGTCAATGCCAGCAAGTGCTTTTGATAAATCAGCAGTGGCCTTAGCGGCAGCAGCGGCTTGCGCGTCAGCAACAGCTTTATCTGCTGCGGCTTTGTCAGCAGCTATTTGCGCTAATGTTGCTAGATTTACAGGATCAATGTAGTCCGCATATCCGGCTCCCCCGCCACCCCCGCCGCCACCTACACCCGCTTGCGCTGCGCCAACGCCAGTGCCAGATAGGCCACTACCTGTCCCTGCAAAACCCATACCCGCACGCGCCTCTCCCCCAGAGCCTGCATAACCGCCGCCGCCATCCCCGCCGCTATCACCATGGTCGCCTTCTTCTCGGTACTTATGCCCAAGCGCAATGCGTTTTAACTCAAGAATGTTCACGGTTATTCCTTATGGTAGCGCCGAAACAAACGACATTGTGGCTACAACCGAACTGGGTAAAACCACTACTATATTCAAACATAATTACACCTTTACTTTCAGCACATTATTAGCTGAAGTATCATAATAAATATCCCCCACCCGCAAATTGGCTAAATCTGTTTCTGTTGGTAGGCTTGGTGTAGTTGAAGTTCCCGTAGGGAAAAAGCTCAGGCCCGCAATAATGTCTGTGCCGTTGCGCTGTGTACTAGCCACCATTGGCCCTGCGTTATCTAGCTGATTAAAGTAAATACGCAATACGTTCGCTAACTGGTTTATGAGCGCGGGATCGTATTGCTGCGTTGCGGCAGGTAAGCGAGGGGCTACTACGTTTTTCTGTGCCATGTTAACGCCTGCCATCCGCTCTAATGTCAATACGCGGAGCGCCAAGCTGCCATTGCGTACCGAGGGTATTAGATGTGATCTGCATCTGCATCTGACGACCACGAATTCTGATATACACCTGACCCGTGAACTGATCGACGTTAATCACCGAGGGGGTTGTCCCGTTATATGTGACCCCCGCATTTCCTGATTGCGTGATGCCCGAACCTGAGTTGTTTAAACCTTGTAGGGCCATAGTGACTGCCGGTGTTGTTCCGCCAGTCGATCCCCGGAAAGTCAAGTCAGGAATCATGCGGTACACAAACGCAAAGTTGTGACCATCCCCAATGTCGTATTGGGAAGATGTGATGGTTGCAGTAATGGCTGTTGCTGGGGATAGCGTTCCGTCATCTACACCATTTTCATGCTCAACGATGTTATAGCTGTAAGTGGCTGCAATGGGGTAATTACGCAGACCGGTATCTAACCAAGCTGTACGCCCCATTGTTCCATACTGCCAAAGGTCTTCTGTATAGTTATAGATAACATACTTGTCTACAGTATTGCTTGCCTCAGAACAATAAAAGAACCAGACCTCATTAAACCCCTCGTTGGTACTTGCAAATACTTGATCGGATTGTAGTAAGTTTATGTCGCTGTAAATAAACTGGCGTAAATCGCAACGCAAAGTCTGAACTCTACCATCGTATTTATAAAACTTATCTACTCCCATCCAGTAGCTAATACCGGAAGCCATAGCTGCGGCGTTAGGGCCAATTATGGAAATATTATCTGCAAGAAGCTGAGTACCCCAAACATACGGTGGGCCAAGATACTGCAATGAATACAAAGATGAATCTGTCCAAACAACAATCTCTTGGCGGCTTTGTAAGGTTGTTACGATTTTTGAGCCGTGGGACAAACGCACACTACCGGCCTGATTGGTAATTGCTGGATACCATGTGGTCAAAGACTCTTGATCCGACCATCGAATAAGCATGGGGTCAACTATCGTACTGCCATAGTCATTTGTGCCAAACACAATTAAGAACCGGCTGGCATCGGACACGGTAAACGTGTTTTGGTACAGCGGGCAAGAGCCGTCAGACCCAGCAAGGCTAGACAACAAAATGCCCCGAGGGGAAACAACTTGTGTACCTGACTGCGTACCGGAAGTATTAATGGTCGTTGATAGGGTATAGGTAAGACCTGTTGGAGTGCCCGCAGTGGTTGTAACGCCGGAACCCCCCGCAGTGGTGGACAGGGTAAATGTTGTGGAGTTGTTAGTGGCAATGATGTAGTACGTAGTGGGATTTACATATCCCGTAATAGACCCAGTACCGCCATATGCGCCACTAATTGTGAGGGACTGCCCAACTGCCAAAGGCGTACTTGAAGCGGTACAACTAAACTGCCCTGCTATGCCTGTAATAACTACACCAGATAGCGTTGCGCTTGCAGTAGCTGATGTTGCTAAATTAAACGTGCTGGAAGTCAAATACTTAACGTAGTACGTAACTCCCGGCAACAGCCCTGTTGGCAGCGCACCTGTTGTAGCCAGTGTAATCGGGGTTAAATCCGCAAAAATAACGGAAGCGCTTGAAACAACGCACGGGGAAGCAATCGTCATTGTTACCGTTACGTTTTGATACCCTGTATTGGCATCCCAGTAATACAAAGGGTAGCCACGAGGGCCGTAGACTAAATCTTCACCCCAGTTAATCTGGTTCCAAATACGTATTGACTCTGTGGAAGGACTAGTAACACCCCATGTGCCAGAGCCCCAAGTGTTTGCGCCCCAGCCGGACAATGGAACTTCGTAGGACGGCCCTGTATTAATCTGATAGACGGCATAAACTGTACCCCCACCAGTAGCGGCTGTTGCTGCTGCTGAAATGGTGATGTTGTAGGTGTTAACGCTAAGCACCGTTATCTGGTACTCCCCCAAAATGGTTTGCCCGCCAACAGCAGTGCTGCCGTAGAAGGTTACATAATCACCATTGACAGCTAAATTTAGTGCATCCGTCACCAACACTGTGGTTGTGCCGTTAGTAGTAAACGGGTTAGTTAGGGTACGTTCTGTACGAATTGGGGTAACGTCATAGTACGCTCCGCCGCTTTCAATATAGAACTTTGAGGATGTGCCCACCCCTAGTAAATTTAAAGCCCTTAGCGTCACCCAATTCCATAAGGAACGACATACACCAAGAAATGTTGCCGCTGAAATCCGCTGCCAGCCGCCAATCTTCTCGGGCGTGCCTTGACGAAAACGCACCTTATCGGACTCATACCAGCCCCCCTCATTGGTGTACCGAGTGTTTTCCCGGTTAACTCCCGGCTTGAGCATCAGTTTTTGTAAGGGCATGGTACTTTAAGCGTAAGGGCGAGTCCCTGCTTTGTCAATAATTAGCGTCTGGCCTCGGGGTTTACCCTTGGGGTCATTGGGTACGCTAATGTGCGTCCAGCGGTCAAACTCGCGGATTAACTGGTCAAAGGGTAGTTTAGCAGCTATCACCGCTTTTACAACATCATCGGGGGCCATGCCGGGTACACGAATATCAGCAGCGCAGCCGACCCGATGCTGGCTAGTGTCTTTACTGCCCACTGCATCATTTACTTGCTTGCTCCGAAACGCGCTGTTAACCATAACCGGCTTGCCGCCAATAGCGACTTTGACTTGCTCCAGCAGGTTTGCAACACGGACAAGATTTGCTGTTTCAGTAGGGTTAGGTTCATTCTTAAACTCCCGGTGGTCGGTTACGGTTAGCTCTTCCAAAGTGAAATTCTTGGTCAAGTTCATTTTGCTGCCTTGTCTTGCAACTTCTCAACAGTACGCAGCCCGCCCAAACCCAGCATACCTAAGAGCAAAGGCATCATGGTTCCAGTGTCCATTTGGGGAAACTTCACAGGGTGTCCAGCTAGGGTAGCGCCCCACTCAGCCAACGGGCCAATGACAAACTGCACAGCAAAACCCGCGCTACACACCCAGCCGATGCTTGGACGCCATCCAGAAACCAAGATGCTGGAGCTTGCAGCCTCTACCTTGTTGATCTCCATCTGCCCCGCAAGCTGGGCCAACTCGCCAGACTGTTGCAGCTTCATCAGTTCCAGCTTGGCTGCGGCTTGCTGCGCAGGATCAGGGAAAACCCTATCTAGGACTTTGCCGCCGATGTCGAGCAGTGCGGATACGGGATCAAGGGCCATTGGGCTTCTCCTCTTCAATGTGTGAGCCGACTTTGAGGCCAGAAAGCCAGCCGATCAATCCACCGATGATGGTCTGAAAAGCTGGGCCAATAATTTCAAAGATCTTGGTGTTGTCCACTTCCTTGACAAACAAACCGTGGATCAAAGCCCAAATCAAGGAAAGTACAACCGCGCATAAGGTGGCGGTGACCATGTATGTAACGACAGAAACTAGCTTATCCTTTTCGTTCATTTTGTTTTCTCCATGATCTTTGCGCGAAGCAAAGGACTGTCTGATGTACCTGCCCATTCGGGCAAGGAGTTCCAAATTAGGACGTAATCGTCCGCGCTGCATTTTGTCCTATCCAGCCATGCCAGCATAGCTTTGTGTCGGTCTGCCGGGTCGTGTATCGTTAAACCAATAACGTACAGTTCTTGTACCGCGCAGCCTACCTGCTTGGGACTGGGCGGCGGTTTTGGTAACGGAGGCGGGCCATTGGATAGGATTAGTTTGTCCCCTGCCGAGGCTGCTGAAAACAGCAGCACAAAAACCAGAAACAAACGCATACATGGGCTACATCCCTGCCGCTTGCAAAGGTGAAAGGTCTTGCGTAGTCCAGTACGTTTTTGCAAGCATAATTTGTAGATGTTCCTTATTTCTGGATAACGTTTTAACCCATTCTTCGTCAGACATCATTTCCGGCTTACCTGCGTTAATTAGATTTACGCTATTTATTGCTGCGCTGTAGTGCTTGGCAATTTGTGCTTCTGTTATTTCCATTTTCAAACTCCTTTAGCTTCGAGTTGCGCTACACGGGCAGTCAACTCTTTGACCGCGTTAATTAAGTACCAAGTTAACGGTGCGGTATCTACCGTCATTACCCCGGTGGTTTCTGTTTTGACGCACTCAGGTGCAACTTTTTGCAGTTCTTGGGCAACGATCCCCAGTTGAACTCCGGTTTTTGCAATAGCTTGGTCTTGCGGTACTTCAGTAATTTCTTCTGGTAAACGGTACTCGTAGTTGCGCACTTGGATTTGGTTGATGATGCCCAACCCAGTGTTGTTGTCAACAATGTTTTTCTTGAGGCGTTGATCTGAAGTAGTTGACCAAGATGCGGAATTGTTGCCTTGGTATACGCCGCTACTTGCGTTGATATAACCAGTGTTTGATCCTTTACCTGTAGTAGATGCTGTGCATACAATAATTTCTCCCGTAACCGCCGCGCTTGATTGGTTAGCTAAATAACCCAAATAAGTGTTGTTACTGCCCGTTGTTATGCCATACCCCGCTCTATATCCTACGCTCGTGTTGTTTGAAGCGGTGCTTACATTACCAAGTGCTTCTTGTCCAACGGCGGTGTTTTTGCTGCCGGTATCATTTAAGACAAGAGCCAAGTAACCAAAAGCAGAATTATTTGAACCTGTAGTATTAGTGGCAAGTGCGGTATACCCACTGGCTGTGTTACTGCTGCCTGTGGTGTTGCTTGTAAGTGATTGGTATCCACTAGCGGTATTTTGTATACCTGTGGTGTTAGCTGTGAGCGCAATAACCCCAACGGCGGTATTAGATGACCCCGAGAGGTTTGCTTGAAGCGCCGACGACCCGATGGCAATGTTGTTGTTGCCCGTGGTATTGGTTGTAAGTGCGCTAACCCCAATGGCAACATTATCAACGCCTGAAGTGCTGCTTAGAAGTGCATTTGTTCCAATGGCAACGTTACTAACGCCTATGGTATTACTTTGAAGTGCAGCCTGCCCAATGGCAACATTATCCGACCCTGTGGTATTGCTATTTAAAGCAAGATTTCCTAAAACAGTATTGCTTAATGCCGCGCCTGCGCCACGGCCTACTCTAATACCATAAACAGTTAGGTCAGCCCCGCTGTACAAAAGATTTGCGGAGCTAGTCTCAAGGCCTCCAGTGGTGGTATACACCACACGGCCTGTAGTCAAGCCTGAGTTGGTGATAGAGCTAAATGTGCCCGCGCCGCCAAATGAGTTGGATATTTTAACGTAGTCAGAGCCGTTCCAAAAGACATGGGACTTCTCGCCGTTAACCATCGTAACGCCGCTGGTAGCCGCGCCTTTAACCGTCAAGGCAAATCCGCCAGTGGTGTTGTTGTTGATGACGTACTGACGGCTGCTGCTAGGTAGGATCAGGTTACGCGCTGCGGTCATAGCACCGCTGACGTTCAGGATGGCGTACTGCGCCGTGGTTGAGCTAATATTGGTTGCTAAGCTGTCCCCCTGCGTAATTGAGAGCGTAACATCCGTTGTGGTAATGGCAATGGACAAACCGCCCGCAATGGCAATGTCCAAGTAAGATGTAACGGAGTTGTTTACATCATCACCCCAAGTGCCAGACTCTGTGCCGGTTACCGGCTGTCCAAGGGCTAAGTTGGTTGTGTAATTGACTGTCATAGTAGTTTCTCACTAATAAATATTACGTTGACGTATCAACAAGCTGCCATGTGGTTGTTTGGGTATTGTTGACAAGTTGCCAGTCGGCATTTTGGGAGTCATTAATTAGTTGCCAGCTAACTGGGATGATAGTGCCAACAATACCCGATGCGCTGACCCCAGTCAACACCCTTGTAAGTGCTTGAGAAGTATCTACCGTACCAACAGCGCCGCTTGCTCCAACGCCACTTATATCATAGCCCCGCCCATAACTTACAGTGCCTACTGCGCCCGATGCAGAGTTGCCAGTCAGCGCACGCGATAAAGCTTGAGAAGTGTTAATTGTTCCGGTAAATCCAGTAGCTAAATTACCTGTGATCGCTTTGGTAAATACCTGAGAAGTCGTGATTGTGCCGAGACTACCAGTGGCTGAAACACCTGTAACCGCAAAAGAAACTGTTTGGGAAGTAGTAATTGTTCCCACACCCCCGCTGGCAAAAACATTGGTAAGTGCTGGTGGCTGGATACTGATTGTGCCCACGCCGCCTGTGGCAAAAACACCTGTTAATGCTTGCAGAAATTCTTGGGAAGTAGTAATTGTTCCCACACCACCGGAAGCTAAAACTCCAGCTAATACTATTCCTGATACACCAGAGCTAAATATCCAGCCCAGAGATCCGTTGTTGGTTGAATTAGCCCCTGCGTACCAAGTGCTTGACAGGCTGTACGCACGAACACCAGTGATAGCCAAGTAATCAGGCGTTGTGACCGTTCCGCTTGACAGGATCAACGTTCCGGGGCTAGATGCCGATGTGCCTTGGATCGTCAGCACCTTGCCGCTAGTACCTGTGCCAGTGAATTGTGTCACCGTCTGAGTTGTTGTGCCAAGGGTAATGTTGGTTGCACCTGTTGCGCTGTAGGTATTGGTGATGTTCTTGAAAGTGTTGTTGCCAGAGATGGTCAACGTACCCGCACCGCCTTGGTCAAGGGTGATGCCTGAGTAAGAGATGCCTCCACCAGCAAAGGTCTTGGCAGATGCAGATGTAAGGCTGATCGTGCCTGTGCCTGTAATTGTTAGCGAACTTGTCGCCGACCAAGGAGTTGTAAAACCGGCTATCGTCCAAAGCCCCGATCCAAGTGCTAATGTTCTGGAACCAGTTAAATCAGAACTCATGCGCGAGAATGTCGTACCAGATAATGTAACGTTGTAATTGTTGGCATTAAAAGTCCCTGCTACCAACCAAAAAGCAAGCGTGTCATCTCGACTCACTACCAAGGCATCTTGCAGGGTGACAGTTCCTCCTAAACTATTTATGGTTAAAGATTGCGCAAAAGTCCTACCCGCACTTGTAATTGTCTGACTACCGCGCCCAGCAAATGTCAGCGTACCCGTACCTGTCAACGTAGTGCCTGTGCCGTTAACCCAGTTGCCGTAGATCGTAGGTGTAGTTGTTCCTGTAGCCAGCGTCATTGTGTTGCTGGTACGGGCGCTCATGTTGATGGTGCCGATGTTGTAATTAGCATTGACCGTCACTGTGTTGCCGCTAGTCAACCCAGTTGCCTCAAATAACGCCGTGTCTTGTGCCAGTGGAAAGTTATTGACCGCTGGCGCACCGCCGCTAGTAGCAGCCCAGCCTACCGCGCTCCAGTTGCCACCAGCAGCGAGGTTCCAGTACCGAGTAACGCCAGCGCCAAACGTAATCCCGCTGTTGCCTTTAGCGTCACCCAAGCGAGTACCAGACACGGGAGCAGCAGCACCAGCAATGGTGATGTCACGGAAGTCAGCGTCTGTTCCAGCAAATGCAGCGCAGGTTAGTGTGCGTGTTGTCCCAATGGTGTCTGACTGCAAGAATTGACGCATGGTGGCGTTGGTTCCAGCGGATATTGTCAATGTGCCGTTGATGGTTTGATTTGCTCCAAAGGATACAACACTAACACCAGATGATGTTCGCCCAGCAGTTGTTAAATTATTAAATGTGTTTACGCCATTAATTGTAAAAGTTGTAAAATCTGCGGTTGTTGCGCTTGCATTATAAAATGTATTATTATTTCCATTAATTGTTACGGAAGTTAGAGAAGTAAAATTAATCTGAGATGTGCTTGCCGTAAACGTAAAATTAGCACGTTGCGATTCAGTGCTTCCAAAACCAATTGGTGCGCTAGAAGAAAGGCTAACCGTTGAAGAGCCAAGGTTAATAGTTATAGTGTGCGCTGAATTTGTATTTATTGTGCCAGCGGTAAAATTATAGGTAGCAAGACTAAAGGAACCATTTGTTACGGTTAATGTTGATGACCCTATGTCCAACGCGCTGCCAAGCGTCCATCCACAACCAACACCGTTAACCGTAGTAGCAGAAGCCAGCGTCACGCCATTAGTCGTAAACGTCCTACCAGTAGACGATCCACTTAGCGTAATAGCGCCCGTGTAAGAACGGGTAATGCCCGTAGCAGCAAAGCTCACGTTGCCGTGGATAGCCAATGGCGCAGTGCCAGCAAAAGTCACGTTGCCCGTAGCAGGGCCAGCCATCGTTAATGCAGCGCAGCGAAGCTGTGTGGCTGTGCAAGTGACCGTGTAAGCCGTGGCGTTGGATAGCGAGTCAAACACCACCGCATCCGCAGATGTAGGCACAGAAGCCCCGCTAACGCCACCAGAGGTGGTTGACCAGTTGGTTGTAGTCGTTGCATCCCATGTGCCTGTACCGCCACGCCAGTAGCGCGTTACAGCAGCAGGAGCAGCGGTCAGGATGGCGTTAGTTCCGCCAGTGGAGTTAGCGCCAGCATAAAACTCGCCGGGGCTTGTAGCGCTGATTACGGTTGTGCCAAGGGCAAGGTAGTCCACACCAGATACCCGTGCGCCAGCAACAGTCATTGTTGTTGAACCACCAACGGTTACTACGTTACCTACTGTTCCAGTGACTGTCCAAGCACCAACAGTCATTGTCCCACCAGCATCAAGCGTAATAGTGTGAGCAACGGTCTTGGTGGAAGCAAGCTCTGTGAATTGGTTGTTGCCGGTGATGGATGTTGTTGATACACCTGTCGTGCCACCAATTGTGAGTTTGTTGTAGGACTGACCGCCACCAGCAAATGTTCTTGCTGTTGTGCTGGTGTCAGACAAAACAATGTTGGCAGTGCCTTTATATAAGGTTCCCGCTGTGTACGTCCACACCGATCCAGTACCAGAAAGCGTCCATGTTCCAGAACCCATTTTTAAGGTTCCAGCAGTTAACGTAAATAACCCCGTTGTCACGTTGTAGCTAACAGCATCAAACGTACCACTAGTCAGGGTCAGGGTTCGTGCGGAGTTCAGCGTAAAAGCATCTGCAAGTTGGACTGTTCCTGTAGAAGAATTAACAGTAATTGGGCATCCAAAAGTTATGGCATTGTTGGTAATGGTTTGAGTTCCGCGCCCGCCAAACGTAATAGTTCCCGTTGTACTTGAGGATGTAACGCCTGTACCAAATAACCAATTACCGTAAACCGTTGGCGTATTAAAAGATGTATCCAACGTCATTGCACTTGTTCGCGCGGATGCATTAAAAGTTCCAATATTAAAAGAAGCATTAACAGTAATAGTTCCTGTCACACTACCCGTGTTATCAAACACCGCAGTGTCTTGAGCCAATGGAAATTGATTGATGTCAGGCGTTCCACCAGAGCTAGGACACCAGCCCGTAGCACTCCAATTCTGAGCGCCAGCAAGGTTCCAGTACACAGTCTTAGCCGCAGGGAACGTGATGCTTGTGTTGCCACCGCAGTCCCCCGCCCTTGTTGGAGATGATCCTGCCGCAGCGCCAGCAATGGTGATGTCGCGGAAGTCGCAGTCGTCAGCAGACAGTGTGGCTACGGTAAGGGTGCGGGCAGTGCCAACCGTATCAGAACGCAAAAAGATGCGGCGTATTGCTGTGGCTCCAGCACAAGTCAGGGTTCCTGTGATGGTTTGGTTAGCGGCAAAAGTACATTGCATTAAACCTGCGGCAGCAGGGGCCGTTAGTGTTAAATTGTTAAATGTGTTTGCGCCAGTTATAGCGTGAGTTGTCGCCGTTGTTCCAGTAAACGATACGTTATAGAACGTCAACCCTCCAGTAGAAAAAGATATTGTTAATGTTGAGCTGCAATTTATTTGTGATGTTCCAGCATTAAATGTTAAATTTGTTACTGTTGACATAGAAACTGGAGAAGTGCTAACCAACGTAACTGTACTTGAACCAAGATTAATAGTTCTGACGTTGGAATTACTAGATATTATTTGACCAGCCGATATGTTAAAGTTTTTGGAGTCAAAAGTTCCGTTAGTGATGGTTATAGCTTGAGCGCTCATGCTCAGCGCGTCAGCGAGTTGGACTGTGCCGCCGTAGGAATCAACAGTTAGCGCTTGCGTAAATGTTTTACTTGCACTAGTAATTGTCTGCGTGTTGCGCCCTGAGTAAGTAAGTGCTGCTGTGCCAGATAGCGTTGTGCCAGAACCATTTTTCCAATCGCCATAAATAGTGAATGCAGTTGTTGCCAACGTCATTGCACTTGTACGACCAGACATATCTACCGTGCCGGTATAAGGGATGGCAGCATCCATCGTGATCGTGCCAGTCACCGAGCCAGCATTGGTGAATGTCGCGGTGTCTTGCGCTAATGGAAAATTGTCGGTTGATGGCGTACCTGTTGATGTGGTAGCCCAGCCTGTAGCAGACCAGTTCTGCGCCCCTGCGAGGTTCCAATACACCGTCTTGGCAGCATCAAACGTAATGCCAGAGCAACCAGCCAAATTGCCGATGCGTGTGCCAGAGATAGGTGCAGCAGTGCCAATGACGTAGATGTCGCGGAAGTCTGCATCAGTCAGGCTTGGTGCGCTGTTGATGGTCAGGGTATGAGCAATGCCGTAAGTATTTGAACGGAACCAAACTCGACGGTTTCCTGCTGTGCCTGTGGTGGACAGTGTGCCGTTGATGGTTTGTCTACCGGGTATCTGTACAATCCGCGCCCCTGCCACAGCCATGCCTGCAACGGTAATATTGTTAAAAATAGTCCCGTTTATTGATTGGGGTAAATTGTGCGTCCCTGCGGCTGTACTTGTAAAGCTGAGATTGTTAAACGTTAATGTCAAGGTAGCTATGTCAAACGCGGCAGATGCCGCCGTCATAACTAGTGTAGAAGTACCAGCATTTAGCGTTAAGTTCAGCGGATTCCCTGTTGCCCATGCAAAACTGCTACTCGTTAGCGTAACTGTACTACTGCCAAGATTAATCGTCCGTACATTAGTGTTGCTGGATGACAGTGATAAGGCAGTTACAGCGTAGTTGTTGGTGGTGAAGGTTCCTTGGGTTAAGGTAATTGCACCAGAACAAGTCAACGTGCCGCCAAGACTTAACGTCGCAGTGGCGGCGTTAATCGTTACCGAAATTACAGATACGTTGTAGTTTGTGGTTACCGTAAAACTACTGTCAATCGTTACATCGTCAGCAGCGCCGGGGACAGACGCCCCACTAGCCCCGCCTGAAGTAGCAGACCAGTTAGCTGTAGTGGTAGCGTCCCAAGTACCTGTACCGCCTACCCAAAAACGTGCAGCCATGCTTTACTCCTGTGGAGTTTCAGCGGGAGGTGCAGTCACTATGGCAATCCAGTTGTCCACACGTTGCTGCTTCATTGCCTGAATTTCAGCATCGGTGAGCGTGTGGTCATCAGGCAAATGCAGTGCATCTGCAAACTTGCCGTGGGCGGTTTCAAACTCAAAGTCGATTTTCATTTCGACCTCCGCTATTAAGTTGTAGCCAAGCGTACTAAAGCAGTCGTAGTGGTGTTGGAAGGCATGGTCAATGTTAACGTACCGGCAGTAATGGTCTGGGCGGTAAACGTGTGAACACTGATAGCCTTGTTGCTTTGTGTAGAGTTATAGATCAGCACAGTATCAAACGAAGTACTTAGTGTCACAGTGGTGTACACAATACTTGCAGAGGGAGTCCAATACCCTACGCCCGCAGTTGCAGATGCGTTTGTAGATGTCGGAGCCGTTGCGTTGGTTACCGTTACTCCACCAGCAGTGTAGTTTGTTCCCGTTACTTCACCAGTAGCTGAATACGCAGTAGTACCAGCATTAATAGTAGCTGAGGCAAGGTATAGCGCCGCTTTTACTGTATCCGTAGTAGGCGCAGTTAAACTGCCGCGAGAGACAATAGTAGAAGTGCCAAGCTGGTGTTGGCCCAACATCAATTCACCAAGGAACGATGTGCACATTGATTGAGTATTTGCCATGATATTTCCTTAAAAAGAAGCTGTTTCCCCGCCCGCAAAGGTAGGCATTTTTTTCAACGTCACATGCGCTGATCGGTGAACCAATTCGCCGTCGAGCCAATACTCGACCCACGTTGTCAGTTCATTCTCATTATCAACCGTGCCTTCCCGTTTTTCCAACAAGGAATCGTCCATGTCGCCTTTGGTGGTAGTAACAATCAATTTGAACTCCTAATAAGTGCAGTGGTTGAGGTGTTAGCGGGCATGGTGATTGTAAACGTGGTGGTCGATGTTTTGTCAGACCCAAAATCCAAAACCGCTACAGATTTATTGCCCTTGGATGCGTTGTAAATCAAAGCGCACCGGGCAGTCAAAGCTGCCGTCCAAGACACGTTATCCCAGTTCACATACGCCACATACCCGGCGTAATTGATCGCCACCCCTGTCATGACCTGACCGCCAGCCGTGTAGCCTGAAGCAACTACTTCCCCGGAGGTTGTGTACACCGTAGTGGCCTCGTTCAAATCCGCATTACCCGTATACAGCGCAATCTTGATCGTGTCTGTGGACAAGTCGTGGATAGCCTGATACAACTCCGTTTTGAAGCTGGTAGTCTGGGTTTGGACAATGCTCATTTCACTGCCTGCCTAAATTGACCGCTGCGATATGCGTCTTGACGTTCCATGCCATCACCTAAACGTTTAGCCAAAACTATTGCTTCCATGTATTTCTGGTTGTACAAAGCTACTAAATCTTGCTCACCTTTCATAAAGGTGTAAGCCTCTACCAATGAGCCATACAACAACACCGTGTCAAAATTATCGCCAAGCCAAGTTGTTGTGGCAGTAGTGATTGACTCGGGATAGTAATAGTAGTGAAGTTCTGCGGAGTAAGTTGTATCCGGCGTTGGGCCAAGAATAAAACTTAACTCATTAGAGATGGTAGAGCCTGATACCGTTGGGCCAAACAATGCATAGTACTTTGGAGTTCCTGTGCTTGTTGAACTTGGATAAGCTTCCCGAATAAAGTTTACATCTTTGTTGAGCAAAAATATGTAATCCCCACCGCCATAAGGAAACACCGCCAATGAATATGGAGCTAAAAAATCATCTGGGCAAGACAAATACTTATTACTAGCAGTAATTGTTCCAGTCACATTTTTACGCAACGAAGGAAACTGCACCGAATTGTAGATGCGCTGCTCAGCTTGTTGAATAAAACGGTTAATTTGGTCTGTTTGTGTAGACGTTGTAACTAATGCGGCTGTACCAGTCCCAGTACCTGCTCCTGTAGCGGTAAAAGTTACCCCCACAGTATTGGCAGAAGCACCAATTGATGTAAAGCTAGTTGTGCCAACAGTATTAATTATGTAACTTGAACCAATAGTGAAACTTCCAGCCGTATACAAACTACCGACAACGGTAATTGTCGGAAAGTTATTTTCCGTGTAAGCCTGTATCGCGGACGAAAGCTCAGAATAGTTCATGCCATCGGGCCTCGTGCCATCACGCCTTTGGTAGCTGCGCCAGTACCACGGATTTTGATTCCGCTAGTTTTTGCAGGCTCATCACCCGCAGATTTACTGATATTGCCAAGGCTAATATCAACAGTATCTAACTTGCTACGGTTTGGTTCTTTGCCGGGGTTGGTAGCAATACTCATAGCCTTACCAGCCATCGTATGCGGTTTCGCGTAGACGGCAGCAGAGCCAACTTCTTTACCCATTTTCTTCATGCTATAGGCCATGATATTACCCCGTTTTCTGGTTAGCTGCGCGGGACAGATTACGACCCATACGCATACGGTCATCCGTAGTAGGGCCACCTTTTTTAAGCTTTAAGGTTGTACCTTTGCCGCCTTTGTGTTCTTGCGCATCGTGCTGCTTGAACGCTTTTTTAATCATGGCCTTGTCTTGCGCCACATCACTTTTCATGCTCTCTTTAGCCATCATGCACTCCTATGAAACCGTTATTGTTACCGTGCCAACACTTGTAACCCCAATTAAATAATTAGGCGTTAAAACTGTATCAAAAAAACTAGCGCCACCTACAGGATACCAGCCCCATTGAATGTCCCGAGAACCACCAGCAGGATACCCATTTACATTGTTACCTGAAGTCACATATGTTGTGTCCTTCCTTGGATTACGCAGTGCTTGCGGGTCTTCAACTGGGAATGTACCAAGCATTAATTGCGGCTGGTCTGGATTCCAGCAATCAGGGCATACTAAAAGCTCGTACTTTCGTTGTTTAACTATTTCCGTCTTTAACTTTTTTAGCTTAAATTGAAATCCACAACGATCACATTCTGCAATCGCCTTTTTACCAGAGGCAAACCTATTAGGCATTACGAATTCCCAATAAACATTTGACGGGGAACAAAACGTATCGCTGCCTTTTCGCGGTCTTCATCTGCGGCTAATTGCCATGCTTCATCATATTGAGCTTTAAGAATTGGCAGACGATCCATGCCGCTTGGTACTTTTTGGGCTACGTAATACGCCAGTCCTGCAATCATGCAAGGTAAAAATCTAAATGGTACATCCATTGTGTTTACACCGCCACCAGCATCATTAACCCGGCGCATACGCCAGTAAACAAATTGGTAGGTTGTAGAGTTGTCCGGCGTAGGCCAGAGAGTAACTCTTGGAATGTTTTGTATGGCTACTGCATCACCAGATGAATGGGAGGCAGCAGTGGTATTGTTCTGCCCACGGGCGCAACTATATAGGGTATTCCCTGATATGTACCCATAGTAAATGGTTTCTGTGCCAACTAATATATAACCTGTAGCTGGCAAACTGGTAGCAGATGTTACAGAAATAGTAGTATCTGTAGCTGTAATAGCGGCGCTTAGTGTAGTAATAGAAGCTGTAGTCTGCCCATCAAGCCTTTGAAACCACATTTGAATTGGGCGGGCTTGTTGAAGTTTATTGGGAATCGTAGCGTAGGTGCTAACACTAATCCGGGTAATAGTCAGGTCAGCTTGAGTAGATGCTGTGTTGGAGCCGGTACGAATTACATGCTCTAACAAGTCTACTGTGTCGCTAGGAATTGGATAGGTGTTTAGGCCCGGAACTAAATTAATAGTTCCTTGCTCAAACGTCCACATGTTTACGCCACGATTTGCCCAGTCAGCAAACATGATATTAAGGCTACGCCGTGCAGTACGTAAATCGTAACCCGTGCGCAATTCAGAACCAGCACGTTCAAATGCTTCCTCGACTATTTCACTTAAATCAAGGTTAAAAGTGGCGGTTCCAGAAGTGGTCATTATTTATTCCTTGCGGCTTTCATATTATCCACGAGATTAGGGTAAGGACGACCAGCAGCTTTAGCCATTGCTTTAGCTTTGGCTTTTTTACTTGAGCTTAAAGCTTTTGGCGCACCTAAATTTTTAGGCCGGGGCTTATTCCACACTTCCCCGCCTTCAGCGTATTGCGTGAAATCAGTATTGTCCCTACGTGGCATGGTCTTGCCCTTGGGCATCTTGGAGGGGGAAATATCCCCCATTCCACGACTGGCTCTCACTTTGTCATCCCACCGCCACACATAATAAATGTGCCACGAGTTTTGCCACGTTGAGCAATGCCATCAGCACGAGCAGATGCAGAGCCGCCTTTAGCCATTTTTTTAACAGTAGGATTTACAAAACCGCGACCAGCACCAGCAGATGCAGATTTAGGTTCTGTTTTATCAATGGCATCATAAGCTTCAGTAGCCTTTTTACGGGCTTTTTCATCCGCTACGTCTTGGGGGGTTTTATCTTCCATGATTTTTCCTTAGCACATTTTGCCTTTAGTCTTACCGCGTTGGGCAATACCATCAGCACGTTTGGATGCAGAACTTACCGAGCCGCCAGAAGCCATTTTTTTGACTGCTCCACCTTTTGCATATTCACTGCCGCCACGACGAGTGCCTTTAAACATATTTTTAATATCTGCAATAGACCCACCATACAAATCAACACCACGGCCTTGCTCCATAACAGTGCCTTGACCACGAGGACGCATTTTATTTCGACCTTCGTTGCTAGATATAGGAGCTTCTTGTCCGGGGCGTACAGGCATACGAACCGGTGCGCTTGATTCACCTCGTCGGGTCAAACCCTGTTGTTTGTTTAGGTAGTCGCGCAGGCTAAGGCCAGATGCAGCAAGCTGCTCTTTGGTAACCATTGGTGTGCGTTTAACAGTAGGTGCTGGCATAGAAACACTAGGATTGCCTTTTCCTTCTAAAGCTTGTTTAGAAACTTGTTCTTCAGCTTCTATAACTGGTGCAACTTTGTTTGCTGAACGCTCAGCAGCAGCAGCGCGAATTTGCTCTTCTACTGAGTCATCATCTTCATAGACAGGACGAGATATAGCCATGATTTACTCCTTAACGGGCCATGCCGCCACGCTTCATAACAATTTCTTTGCCTTTGGTTTTGCCTTTGGAAACAATACCATCTGCACTCTTATGACCAGATGAAAGACCGCCAGAAGCCATCTTCTTAGCCATGCCACCTTTTTTCATTCCGGTGGCTTCAGCCATTTCATGCTTCATCATAGAAGCAGGAGCACCTTTTTTCTTCATAAAAGAAACTTCTTTTTTCATCATTGCTTTAGATTCAGCCATATCACCACCTTTAGAAAATTTGCGGCCCTTGTCCGCAGTTGTGAAATCTTTTCCCACAGACTGCGGGACTCCTACTTTCTTGGCAAACGCTGGCGAGTGAGCTATCGCAGCCATGAAATTGTGTTGTTTTTTGCTAGTTGAGGGCACTTCTTTGCTCCCTCATAAATGCATCAAGTTTCTCATCCATTCGATCAAGCCGAGCTATTACACGGTTAATGTCTGCATGCATATCATTCTTGGTTACAAACTTTTCCGCATGTTCCTCGCGGGTTTTGCTTAAAAGAATACCAAGCCGTTTAACTTCATCATAGGAAACTTTTACCCAAAACAATAAAACTGCGGATAAAAATGACAAAAAAACATTCCAGACTGGGAGTTCCATATTAGCACTTCCATCTAGCTAAAGAAGCCGCCTTACGGGTAGGCTTACCTTTTTCGTCTTTCATTGGCCCCGGCATACCCGACATACGGGCGCAGAACGATTTTTTACGTGGGCCACCTTCAGGTTGTGGAGCCTTTAGGTTAGACCCTGTTGCTGCGTTGTACTTTGCACGGCCCTTAGCTGTTAACCCAGCCCCTTTAGAAACCGGAAGTTTTTCACCGCGACCTACTGCAAGGGATGGAGTTTTCTTAGCCATTTGCTACTTTAAGTTTAAGCCGTGCATGCTCCTTGAGAAGCGGCTGCAAAGCATCTTGTTCAAAGTTACGGGTGAATTCTTTTGAGCCTATGTGCGGCAAACTAATCATTGGGTCTAAATAAATTTTAAACCCTTCTTCACGAGCACGACGGCAGAAGGCATAATCCTCGCCAATGTACTGCCCGTCAATCAACAGGAAGTCAAAGATGGCATATTCATCTTCGCCATCACCATCCCCGGCATAACGCCACTCAGGATGTTTTTCCATCATGTGGTCAATTACATGGCGGCGGATAAGCATGAACCCCGTAGGCGCACTCTCCACCCGCATCAGACCATTTTCATCAAACTCTAGCTGGTGGTCTTCATCCAAATAAAAGTCAAGGAAAAACTTGGCATCATCTGCACGGCGCGGGTACGTACCAGCAACCACATCTTTTTCTGTGGACAGGGCCAGCAACCGGGTAACAGCTTCTACGTTAATGACTACATCTGCATCTACAAACAACAGATCGGTGCAGTCGGTTTCGGTGAAGTTGCGTACCAGCTTGTTACGAGCCTTGGAAATGATAGAGCAGCCAGACAGGTGAACCAGATGAATCTGGACACCCATCTTGTCCAACTTGGGAACGAGTTGGGCTATGGCAAACGCAGTCCTAATATTGACCTTGCCGTCATAACACGGGATAGCAAGCATAAGCTTGCGTCCCACCAAGTTGAAGCTCTTATCAGCCATAGTACACGTTGGCAGAGGTTATGTTACTCATGTTCAAGTAGATACCGTTTTTAACCAGTATCCCTTCGCCGGGAATTAACGCAAAATTACCAAACAAGTCAGCCGCGCCAATATCGTAACTAGCAAGCCACAAAGATGCATATACAGCTACAGTTCCGCCCGCAATAGTTCCAGAGTTGATGTCTGTAACGGTAAACGTATCTGCGCCTGTGCGCGTAATAGAGTAATTGCCGTTTGTGCCAGATGTACCGCTTGCTGTTGCAAAAGCAATCCCAACTACATCTCCAGTAACCAAGCCGTGAGCTACTTTTGTAACGGTAATAACCGCAGCAGTCCTTGCGTATGTGGCAGAAACAGGGGCTGTGGTAGTGTCAAAGATGTCTAGTGTTCCAGCCGTAGCTGTCCCAACCATAGAAACTGCTTTGAGCCTATTGCGCCCTAAAACAACAAAGCCAGAGTTGTTAAGGTGGCCTGATTTAACGTCTGTTTGCATCATAATCAATCTCCTATAAGACAGGGGCCAAAGCCCCTGAGATTAATTAAGCAGACGCGGGGTTAGCTGAACCGTCAGAGTCACGAACAATGTACTCGACAGTAACAGTAATCGTACCGGCAGTAGCATCAGCAGTAGCTGCGGTAAAAGTACCATAAATGATTGCATCAGTTGTGCCAATGCTGTCATAAAAACCTGAAGTAGCTGCTGCAATGGTGGCTGGAGAAGTTTGAACTGCCGAAGTACCGGTGTTGACCGAAGCCATGTACAGATTAGCCGTTCCAGCACTGCCAATAGTAACGCCGCAGTTTGTTGCGCCAGTCAGGGCAACATTAACTTCTAGGCCAAAGCGAACAATCTTAGCGCCAGCAGGTAGCACAAACATCTGCTGCGCTGTGGGGCTTGTCAAAATAACAGAAGTAGGAGCCGTATAATTTTGGGCAACAATAGTTGCGCCCATATTGCGGATGGTTCCAGCAGTCGTACCAGTGGTGTTTTTGACCGTGCCAAGTAGCCAAGGGCCGAGATGAGTTGCGAATCCCATGATAGATGTCCTTACATACAAGTGAAGTGCATCAATCGGTATGTCGTCTAGCCGGGACTAGTTTGATGCACCGGAAAGCCCGGATTAGCTGCAATATATCACAGTTTTAAATGGTTGTGCAAATAAAAAAGGCCCCCGAAGGAGCCTTTTCAGCAGGGGTTAACCCTAGCTTAAGACGAACCGGGCGAACCGAAGATGCCCAGAGGGTCAGACACGCCGAAGCTGTAACGCTCGCGGGCCTTGTAACGCACGTTACCGGTGTCAAAATCCCCGTCCATTGAGTTAGACAGTGGGGTGCGGACAAAATGTTTTAAACCGTTAGGTACGTCAGTGGTCAGGAACCAGCCATTGGTATCGGTCAAGAAGTGGTTAACAGTATAACCACCGGGGATCGAACCATTGTTCTTCAGTGCGTTGATGTCGTTGTCGGTAGTTCCAACACGGAGGCTGGTTTCCAACAGACGGGTAGCAACGAACATCAGAGATGGGGGAACAATCAGCTTAGCGGGCTTAGCTGCAATCAGCAGGCCACGCTCGTCTGTCCAGCCAGCAATCTGAATAACTGCGTTTTCCAACGAAGTCTCATTCAGGTCAGCGCCAGTGGAAGGACGGTTACTGTTAGTGCCACCAGAAATCAGCGGATGTGCTGTGTTGCATAAAGACACGCCATCGCCATAAACGACGGTAGTGGTAAATGCATTGTTCAACACGTAAGCTGCTTTGACCTGCTTGGTGTAAGCCATACCACGAGCCAGTGCCTTGGTGTAACGAGCAGACAACGAGTCATACAAGTTATCTTCCACAGCTTCTTCAGTAATGGAGAAGCCAAGGGCAATGGTTTCATGGTTGTAACGAGCAGTCCATGCTTCCTGTGCATTGTCGTACTGAATGGCAGAGCCTTCATTTTTAACAGGTGCAGCAGAGAAACCAGACAGTTTCGTTTCTTCTTCAAAACTACGTTCCGACGTTTCGGTTTCGTAGATTTCTTTGTGCTCTTCGCCGTATTTAGCGTACTCCAGACCAAACAGAGCGTTCAGTCCGGGGAGCAGTTCTTTAAGTAGTTGTGCGCGTGAAATAGCCATGATTTACTCCTTAAACACCAGTGGTGTTGTTATATTGGTGAGTGTTAATCTTCACCAATAGTTCGGTGTAGGTATCGGCTGCGGTAGCAGTCTCAGGCACTACGTCGATAACACGGATTGGAATAGTCGCGGTAGTACCAGCGCCGGTCAAGGTAACTGCATACGCGGAATCACCAGTGGTGGTGTTACCTGTATTCAATACCAAAGCCAAGTTAGACCCTACTACGGTGCGACCTGCGGAACTCATGGTCGTGCCAGACGAAACCACGGCAACTTTAAACAGCGCCATAGGATCATCCACCACGTATGCATAAGCAAGGTTGGTAGACGTAGAAATCAAAGCAGGCAGATATTGGCCCTGAACGGTTTGACCGCTAGAGTTTACATATTGACCGCCAAGACAAACGCCAACAATTGCACCAGAGTTAGTGGTGCTAGAAAGAACCAGATAACCGGTGCTGTCGATTTGTACGGTATCGCCATTAAAAATAGCAGTACCAAAACCAGCAGCTACGGGAATCTGACGAATAGCACCAGCATAAGGCATACCGTCAATTCGATTGACAGGTTTTAGACCGTATGGGGCGCTAACTGTAGGATAAGCCATAGTTAAACTCCAAAAAAATTAAATACCTTTACCGAAAGTAACACTAGAGCTTCGTTCTTTAAACAAAGGCATCTTCGGGTTATTTTCACGCATGAAAGTATTGTCCACCGAGTTCATTTGAGTATCCGCTTGATTGCGGAAATACTCGTCACGTTGCTCGACAAACTCTACCGGTGTTTTGCAAAGGATAAGGCCACCAGTAACAATGCTGCCGGGGAAGTCTTTATTAGAAGACGAACCAAACAACCTGATCTCTGGGTGGTCAGATGCTTTTACGGGCTCCCAGCCCTCCTGAAGTTTGGAATTCAAGTTAGTCGGATCATCTTTGCCTAAAGTAGCGATACGAATCCAACGAAACGCATACCCCGGTTCCGGCTTGGGATCAGGGAGAAGTTGTGGAGGTTTCCAGCGCGTAGGACGAGCGGTAGCTTCACGAGTGTCGGTTTCTCTACTTTTGCGAATTTGTTCAGTCATGCTTGTTTCCTCATTTCTTCAGCAACCTTACGAGCATAAAGTTCCAAAGGAACCCCAAGCCGCTTGGCGATATTTACCTGCGTTTGCGTAAGTACGATCTTTTTAGGCGCTGTACTACGGGATGCCGGTGCTACAACATTTGATTTTTGTCGCTGAGATGTTTTCGCATCAGCGGGTTCCTCTGCAAATGCCTCAGGGAACCTTGCTCTCATTTCCTTATCAATGGCTTCAAAGTATTCTTTGCTGCCATTTTGAATTCCTGCATTTAGAACATCTTCATGGAATGTTACTGCATATGCAGTCATACCAGCTTTTTTACCCCACCAAGGATTTTTATCTATCCATTCCTGAGTATCGGGGTGAATCGACTCTTGTGGAGTCGGTTGTTGCGGTTGTACTACAGTTTTTGGCGGTTGTAAAGGGGCAGGCTTAAAATTATTTACCTTATCTGCCCGGATTGCAGCAGCGGTTAGCTTTGATTGAGCCTTAATAAGCCGGTCAGTATCACCGGATTCATAGGCTTCTTTATATTCCCGTTGAGCGGAATCAATCTCAGACTCTACAACTTTCTTAGCCTGCTCCAATAAAGCAGTTTGGTTAGTAGCCAAAGAACCTTGCAAACGTTTGTTCTCTTCTACAACAGCTTCAGCCATACGCAATGCTTCTTCGCGCTCACGTAATGCTGCTTCTTTTGCTCGACGCTCTTCGTGGTATCCTTTATTAATATGGGATAACCGGTCTTTCAGCTTCTGGTCAGAATATTTAGATAACTCCTCGTCCGTTACCGGAGCAGGAGCTTCTTTCATTGGAGTGCGATGCCTGTCAGCTTCAGGAGTATCGTCAATAACTTCAATGTCCGGCTCAGGAGCTACTACTTTTCCACCTTCTCGTGGATTTTTAGCTTCTATTTCATCTGGAAATTCAAACTCAGTTTTTTCAATTTCAGCCATGATGACTCCTTATGGACGTTGAATGCCGCGAGGGTCTTGCACAACAGCTTCAACAGATTCATCGTGGATTAATCGCCATTCTGTTCCGTGAATTTTCATGCGAGTACCAGTGTTTGGCCTAGTAAGAATGAAATCTCCTACCTTGCAGCTTGGGCCGCTAGGGAATCGTTTTTCATCTTTGTAAGCATCTGGCCCCATTTTTGCCACAAATAACACGGGGGATAAAAGCTCCTCGTGATGCATCATTTGTGCAGTTTTTACTAGTCCTAAACCTGAATCTCCTATTTCTTCTTCAGCTTTAGGAACCATACACAATAAATAATATGTGGATGGATCAGGTACTTGTTTGGCCTTTTCTTCTGGGTCAGTATTTAATATCCCAGATAAATCAACCGCAGCGACATTAAAGTCATTCATTTATTTTCCTTACTAACACGCATGGGGTTTGAGCGTATTTCGGCGGGTAACCCCAGATAAACCCATCCAAACTTAATCATCCGATTGCTGCAAACGTTTTTCCATATCTTTTACATAGTATAAAGATTTAGTTAAACCAAGTATCTGACCGCACAAATATTTATACTCTGAAAAATCATTAATTGCGCCAGAAGTAATTACTTGATTTAATTGTTGTATATCTTCATCTATATCTTTAATTAATGCGCTCATTGCATCCATTACATACCTCCGGGAGTTAGTTTCTGTTGCTGAAGTTGATCTTTATGCATCATGCCTTGCTGATGTAATTGAGCCTGTTGTTGTTGGGCTTGTTGCTGTGCAGCTTGTGCTTGTGCAGCTTTTTGAGCATTAATTTGAAGCTGTTGCTGGTGCAATTGCTCCGCTTGCATAGCTTCTTGCTCAATTTGCATGGGGTTAATGCCGCTTTTATCCGCATCCAAAGCTAATCGGGCTTGGGCCAACACAATGTCAGCGTCAATCTTTTTGGCTTTGCTATCTGCTTCTTGTTTTTTAATCTGAAGCTCTTGCATCTGCATTTGAATGATTGGGTCTTGCATTTGTTGCTGGGCTTGAGCTTGCGCGGCTTGGGACTTGTTCATCTGTAGCAACTGCTGCGATGCTTGCGCTACAGCACGAGACAACTCAACTTCTAATTGAGGAGGAAGCTCAACATCAGGCTTAGGCAGTGGAGCGCCAAGACGTTCTTCAATCTTAGTGCGGTACAAGAATCCAAGGTGTTCTGCAATGTGAGCTTGAATAGCCGCTTGCATTTGTTGGGCCATAGGATTTTGGCCTATTTGCGCCGCAATCATTGGGTCTTGCATAAATGTTGAATGCACTGCAATGTGGGCTTCATGGTCTTGGTAGATAAATGCCTTGGTAGGTTTACCTTTTAAGAAAGCCATGTTTTCACTAATAGGATCACGTGGCTTTTGATCGTCCTCAATAGGCACAATCTTGTCGGCATTTTTTACGCCCAGAACTTCAATCATCTGACGATGCAAATATGGCAAGTCATAGATATTTGGAGCTTGAGCAGACAATTGGGTAACTGCCTGATATTGCATAATCCGCTGCGCCATTGTGGTGCTGTTGGGATCGCTAACCGGAATAATCTCAACCAAATCATAGTCTGCTTGCTTGGCTTTACGATTTCCGCCTTCAGGCTTGTAGCTGTATTCTTCTGGTGTGTGGTCACGAATTAACGTTTTGAGCAGTCTAAATTCCTGCTTCATAGAATAGTGAACACGAGCTTGAACGGCGCTCATTGTTTTAAGCTGACGCTCTAGCAATGCCAGAGTAGTTCCAACGGGAGCATTTGCTCCCATGTCGCTAACTTGAATATCAGCTATTGAGCCAAGGCGACGGCCTTCTTCTGTAATCTGATTAAGCAGGGCCAGCAAAACTTGGCTAGGCTCTTTGTAGGGAAGCGGCATGATGTTGTCACGCAAGACTCCACTGGCAATATCTACATCACGGAATTCTCCTGGTGCAATTGGTGTATCGTCGCCTTTAACCCGCAAGCCGCGAGTTTTCATACCACCGGGAAGATTGCTCAGCGTACCAGCATCTACCAACTGGCGAATTAAAGAAGTGCCAGCGCGGGCATATCCGCCAATTAAGTGAATCAGTCCCAGACCATAAGCACCAAAGCCGGGTACATAGGTGTACTGTACAAAGTGTTGGCGTTTTTGTTTTGTCTTGTCATCCTCTTCCCAGTTACGGCGAATAGCTAGGATTTCAGTAGTGCTTCGGTCAATGGTAACTACATAGGGACGGGCTACTCCATCTTTATCCTCGTACCCCGGCATGTCGTAGTCAACATGGATTTCATAAATTTGGTAGCGGTCATCATCAGTTAAAGAATAACCCTGACCTTCAGCTTTTTTCTTTTCTACATCAGTATGAGTATTGTCTGGTTCGCCCAGATCAATATCCCGATAAAAGCCCGCAACTTGCAAGTGGCGAATATCATTTTTGGTTTTACGCATTAAGTGCGTAACACGTTCTGCTGTATTGGCACTAGACGCACCATAAGGAATAATTAAATCTTCAGCAGGAATAAACATTGCCGTCTGGCGATTCAATGCTGGGTCAAAGTAAACTTTCTTAAATGCTGCTCCAGCTAGGCCAAGGTTATACAAAAGCCTTTCATGTTCAGGCCGGTACTCGGTCATTACATCTGTTAGCTGGTAGTTCATGTCCTCACGTACACGTTCTGCTGCTTCTACAGTTTCTTGGTCATCATCGCCAATGATCTGAGTCTTAACCGGGCCTTGTGCCGGAAAACTTTCAGTAATGGTTTCCGACTGGAATCGGATTGCGGCTTCAGTCAGGATAGTAGAAAAAACTCCACAAGCGCCATTCCAAGGTTCTGTTCTTTCTTCATAGTTCATGCCAAGGACTTCTAGCCCTTTAACGTACATATCAACCCAATCTTTTCTGGATTGAATATCGGCTTCAACTAACTCGATTAATTCAGAGCCAAGTTTTTGTAACTCGCCATCGTCCATTGCCTCTGCTAAGTTTTCATCAAAATCACCTTCGCCGTGGGAAAGAATTTCAATTTCCATATCCCCTGCGTGAACCGTAACGCTATCAGGATTTTCTACTTCAATTTCAAGTGGGCTTTCATCCAATGTATCAATACCCATTGGTGCTTGATATAGGGAAGGGGCCATGCTGTTGGTTGCCATATGTATTCCTTAATAGTAAGTGTTCTTGCGGCGGAAACTCTTTATCTCTTCTTTTTCGTCTGAGTCCAAACGGATAAAGCCACCTTTTCTAAACCGAATTAATGCCTGTGTTGATGAGTCCACCAAGTCATCGTGATCCCCGTTAGGGAAAGCTGCCATCTGCTCAATCACTTCTGTAGCCCACCTTGTTTCAGGAGCCCACACTTTACCACTACTAAATAAATCGGTAATGGAATTGATACGCACAAATTTATCATTGCCACGGGTAGGCGTGTATTCTGACACCATTATCCCCATTTGTCTAAGCTCAAATACCAGTGGAGCCCCAGCCGCTTTGGCTTCAATGATACAAGCATCAGGTTCCCACTCTTGGTACATAACCAGAGCCTTGGCCTTTAGTTCTGGAAACTCCATCCGTTTTTGGAATGCGTCTAGCAAGATAACGTTGATGTTATTAGCATCGTCGTCCATCCTAAAAACACCCCAAGTCGTGCAGGCGGAATAGTCAGACCGCTCGTTTTTTGTAAACGCCGTATCCCAAGACTGAATAATAAAGTCACAAGGAGGCGGTCTTTCCTGTTTCCATATCTTCCACCATTCCCGTTTAACTAAAGCGCCCTCTTCCCCGGTAGGTGTCTGTTGGTACTGCGCATACCATTTAGCCGGGGGTAGTTCATCCCTCAGAGCTTCCAACTCCTTAGCCGACCAGAATTCAGGCCATAAGGGTTTACCCGAAGGCATAATGGCAGGGAATTCAATTACTTCCCACTCCTCCCCTTTATCCCGGAGCATGGCATCTTTGATAACTCTGCCGGTTAGATCTCTTTCGCCCCAGCGGGTCATCACGATGACAATCGCTCCTCCCGGCTGTAAACGCTGACGCGGCCCAGAGGTGTACCACTCATACACTTTATCAAAGACAGACGGATCGCCCGACGCTAAAGCCGCTTCCTGTTCTGAATGAGGATCGTCAATGATAAGTAAGTCTGCCCCCTTACCAGTAACCGTACCACCCACACCAATAGCAAAGTATTCCCCGTTCTGATTAGTAGCCCACCGGCCCGCCGCCTTACTGTCCTGCCTCAAACTTACATTAGGGAATACCCTAGCATACGCTTCTGACCCAACCAAGTTCCTTACCTTACGTCCAAACCCCACAGCCAGATCCGCCGTGTTAGAAGACTGAATCACCTTCTTATCAGGGTACTTTCCTAAAAACCAAGACGTTAGTAAATAGGAGGCAAACTCAGACTTAGTGTGCCGAGGTGGCATATTAATGATGAGTCTCTTCAAACTCCCATCGGCGATAGCCTCGAATTTTTTTGCCATAACAGCGTGGTGTCTCCCGTGAATAAATCCGGGCCACATTAGCTTTACGTACTCCATAAACGACTTCTGAGCCAACTCCCTGCTCAAAGCCGTCTTGTATTCCATCACATCCGCCATGAATTTTTCGTATTCAGCGGGCTCCAACTTGTCAATCAAGTCCTCTAACTTCATAGAGTACCTCTATAAACAACCACCGCCGACGGGAAAGGAGCAGAGTTTTTTGCATTCCCAAACTTAAGCCGCCCACGGATAAATTCAATCTCACCCTTCATAGCATAGTCGTGCCACCACTTTGTATCCGTCCTAGCAGGCACAAGACATACAACAGTAGCCTTAGACTCCCAAGCTTTTTTCATCCATAAACCAATCTCCCGCCCATACGGAGGGTTCATCCAGCACACCCCAGTCCATTCCTGCTTCAATCCATCGTCTTCTTTAGTAAAAAACTTCTTACATTTTGCATTGTCAACACTGGCGCAAACGTCCAACTCAAAGCCGTACAAATCATCGTACTTTTTAAAAAAACTCATGGGTGTTGCCCACAAATCTGTCTCGCTAGAAAAATGTACCTTCATTGGATAGTCCTAAAGTTAATGTACACAGGCCTGACCGTCCTGCCCTTACCCTTTAACTTCTTCACAACCCCCAATTCCACTAAGTTATCCACAATCCGCTTCGTATTCCCCAGCCCAGCCTTCCCCCTCTGGTACGCAATCTCCCTCAAAGACGGCGAGTACCCAAACTTCTTCCACCACTCATCAATAATCAAAAACACTTCGCTCTGTCCGGGGCTCATATCCTTCTCCATACACTGTTCATACGTCAAATCCGCCAACCTTTGCTGCATCTTCTTGTTTATTTGCACTATTCCCATGTCAGTCCTTGCCAAAATTACTATTCTTGTGAAAACCAAGGCGATTTTGCCCTAAATTCTTGCATTTTTTACGTTTCCGTTTTGAAAAAAGCCGTTATAAATCAACTGTTTAGCTCTACTTCCTAGAATTTAGGTGTCATCTGGTAACGTTACCACTCGGAATAATTGTGAAAATGGCAAGGAACGTGTTTCCAATTTTTATATACCCCCCACCCCTTTGCATTTAGGAAGACAAGGGGGGGTCTTCTGGATTTTGGTCATCGGTGAATGGGGAAAAAGATTCTTGGTCAGACGGTTTGTGTGGAGTAGTATGCAAGTTATGCAGGGACTCCTCGCTTGCATTTGGGGGGGTGGCGGGTGGGTGGGTGTCGTCCGGCGGGTTTTCCGAGTCGGCCTGTGGCGCAAGCTCGGCTAGCAGAGAATCAGCGTCAACATCTACCGCGTCGATTGATTGAGCCCGCATGATCGCGCGTAACTGTTCGAGCACCTGTGCTTTAGCGTCTACGCTATGTTTTATGGTGGTGACTTCTTTGCGTTCGGTGAAGGCCGCAACCTCTGTAACAGTACCCAACACTTTAGCCGCCGCCACTTTAGTCGCCTGTTTTGCATCAGGATCGATAACCACTTGCACTAGGGATTGAATGACCAAAGCACGGAGAGCAGCAGGGGATTGGTATTCCTGAGCCGCTAATGCCAGCTTGTAAGCTTCGATTTCACGATTTACGGCAGGGTGGGCCGCCACCTCATATGGTGCGGTATGGATTGTCGCTGGAGTCGCGTTAGGTTTATATGATCGCCTGTAGGCTTCGGCCTTAGTAGCGCCCTTAGCGACTTCCCTAGCGAATGTCTTTTGTTTATGGGTTAACTCTTTGGAAACGCCTATAGAAAACAATTGTTCTAGTGGGACTGTATCTAGCGCTTGGTTTACTTCCTTCCTTGACAATTTACGCTGCATGGCTTCGCCTTTCAATACCGCCGCGACCACCGCGACCATGCGCGGATTATAGGAACAAATCAGGAAACCATGCAAGCGTCTGTCCAGCATGGATAAAACCACAGTAACAATGCTTGCTATTGTCCCTCTAAAGTACTGTATATAAACCCATTAGGGTTTTGGAGGGGTCTTATAGATCAATAACTTACAAGAGTTGGCACGATTCTATTATGCTATATAGGTAAGAGGGTAAGATATATCAGGCAGCACAACACCTCTACTGCCACCTACAAAGGCTAAACCATGACCACCATTACAGGTACACAAATAGACGACTTCCAATTGCTCACCCTGCGCCGAATGCTAAAGCTTGAAATTAGGGGAATGACGCGAAGCCGTTCGCCTTCGGCCTATTCCATCTTAAAAAAGATGGGCTATACAGGCACCCGCGAATCTGTGCTGGCCCA